CCTTTAGGATCAAACTTCTTTTTGTCAGTTACAAAGCCGTCTAGCCATTCTTCAACTTCTTCGCAAGCAAGTTGTGCTTGTTCTGAAATGCGTTCTTGGATGCTTGGAACATAAACGTTCTTTTTGCTTTTTTCTTCGGCTTTCTTTTCTTCAACAACCTTTGCACCTTCTTCTGCAAGCTCGTCGATCCATTTTTTAAATCCAGTAGAATAAGACTCAGGAACAAGTTCTGGATTGTGTTCTAAAAGATACGCCGTGCAAGTCCAATGGCTTTTCCCACCGACCTTCCAATCCGGTAGCTTATTAATTGCACTAAGAGTCTTCTTATCATAATTCTTTTTAATGTAGTCTTTGATAACACTTAACCACTCCTTTGACTCAACCTCATAGTGCGTGTAATACTTTGCACCTTCCCACGTGATTTTAGTTGGCATCAAAGGCATTCGAGCAGAGCCTCTACGGACTGCTCTTACTGTTTTCTTTTTTGGTTTTGCTGTTGGACGTCTAGCCAATGAACTTCTCCTCAACCGCTTTGATGTGTTTGCATTTCTTGAACGCAGGACAATCGCATGTAAATCCTTTGTCAACCATTTCGATATTATATATGCCGCGACTGCCCTCAGCGTTCCAAATTGTGCCTACTGCCCAGTGACCCTTTGTGTTAATCACATCACTGGCATAAACTTTTGGACCATATTTTGACATATTCTTCTCCTCACTGATCTAACTATATAGCGAGTGTCCATAGAAGTCAAGAACTATTTCGAGTGCTTCTTTCAATTTTACATTGCGTTCGTAGTCATCTGGATGACCTTTTTGATGCAGCACAAAGGCGTCCATATCTGTTACAGTGTAATTGTAGAATTGTTTTAGACTTTGTATTGCAATTTCATCTGCAATATTGCTGTCTATTTCAAATTTATCTGCCACTGCAAATTTTCTAGGCATACTTCTTTTTTACCTGCCCTTTTTTTGTAAAAAATTCTTCACGAACTGCTCCTAGTCCGCCTATAACTCTAGAGGGATACTCTCCAAGATAGGTGCCAGCATGTAGATCGTCAACACTAATAAGATGTTTATGAAAATGATCGATATCATCCCATACCTCCAACATTGTTTTGCCCATATCATCAAAGAAAGCATCTGAGAAGATTGGATCGCCTTGTTCGTAATATGCGTATGATGCCATGAGATACCATGGCACCATCATATTTACATCTGTTGCAAACAGTTTAGCAGCATGATTATCAAGCATTTATTAGATCCTCGATGTTTACCGGCTTGTAATCTGTTTGCTCAACGCACACACATTTGTAAGGACCAACAGGCGATGGGTTACTGTGTATGTGTCCATGCACGTTAAGCACAGGATCAGTGCCAAATCTGTGTGATTCAGCAAGTGTGCTAGCATGTTGCGGTGTGTGACTCAACAACAACCCAATATCGCTTAAATCTTTCCACAACATGATATCTTTGAAGAACGGTCCAAGGAACTTTGGATTATCGTGGTTACCTAAGATAAGTTTCTTCTTTCCAGGCAACTTGGCAAAGTTCTTGTCCATCCAATCTACTTTATCCATACCAAACAGCACATCGCCCAAGTGGTATACTGTGTCACCTGGCTTAACTGTGTCTGCCCAGTTGTCCAACATGCATTGGTTCATGTCGTCTACACTGTCAAACACTCTAGGAGGTTTGCCAGCATAGTCTTTGAATGTCAGAATAGCAGCGTGATTAAAGTGTGTGTCACTGATTACCCATTTGTCAGCCATCTAGCCCTCCTTTATTTTCTATAAATTAGCACAATACAATTTGCTTGTCAATAGAAATCTAGGTTTTTACAAACAATATCTAAATATTTTGCCCATGCAATATGTGCATGCCTACGGTGGTGCCAGCATTCTGTAATTTCGTGGCCTCTGTTCATACCCCAATTTAAGAACACTTCCTCTGAGTTTTGTGGATGTAGGTAATGTGTTGTATCCAGATTATCAATTATGCGATAATTGTTTTCGGTTATCTTAAGCTCTTGACAAGTGTTGAACATTAGATATTTTATATTCTTTTGACTAAGTATTTTTTGCAAGCCAAATGCATAGCTGGCCCATTCGTCATGTGCTTGCACTGTATCAAAAAATAAAGGCGTTAAATCCAGCAGTTTTCTGTGATGGAAAGTTTTCATCAATCCTTTTGAAGTTCCTGAAGTAAAGGGAATGTATTTTGTATCTATTAGGTCGCCGATGGTGTCATGTCTAAATCTATTGTTTTCATCGTAACGCATTTCCATTCTGTCTTGGCTTGTCCATCCAATTAAGAAAATATAGTCTTCTTTCTTTTTAAGATGGTTTTGCAAAAAGTTTATTGTTGCTCTAAAGATATAAGTATTGCTTGCGCCAGGAACTCCTAGATTTAGGAAATCAAAATTATGTAGTTTTGCCAATTGCGGTCCGTAGGCATTCTCTTTGTTATATAAGCTGGTGCCATTTTCTCCATCCAGCATACTGCCATGTGTATGACTGCATCCTATACTAACTACAGTGGTCACGATAGAACCTCGTTAGTTTTTGTGAATAATACAATTCAGTTTCTTCCTGATCCAAAACATAGTTTGCAGTTTTATTATATGCATATGGTGCAAAATAATTTTTTGGAACTGGGATATCCTTATCCAATGGCTCATCGGCATTGAACATAATATAATCTATATTGTAAATTTCCAATAGATTTGATATAGCATAGATAAAATAACTGTGTCTGTTGTTTATCATTTTCTGTTCAAAAATAGGTGCATTAAACTTTTTTAATTTTGCATATATTAGTTTAGGAAAGTCTTTTGATCTTGGATAATAAACAAAATAGTTATTATCAAAAAAGTCTGTGTTTTGATTTGTGTCGTGCCTTAATTCTAATCTTTTGGTTGTAGGAATTTGTATTAAAGCAACATACTCGTCTCTAGGATTGTATGCTTCGCATAAAAATTTAACCAACAATCTATATATAGTTTGTATGCTTGCATCCTTGTATGTCAAGTCCACAATGTCAGCGTCGAAAAACAAGCTGACATGGTAATGGGTTTCTTGTAAAGTTTTATCACCTAAACTTAGTAATCTCAAATGTATTCCTCCATCCATGGAATATAATCGCAAATATCTACATTGCGAAACTTGTCGCTTGCACGAGTATTGTCTATAAAATGCTGCCACATTGTATCGTCTCGAGGTTGTGTGAGTATGTTTTTTATACCTTTGATATTTTCAATACTGTGTTGTTCCCATTCCGGTAAATCTTTCGCAGCAAATTTAGCATACTGTTCGTCCAGCATCGTAATCATTTTTTGTTTTTGTTTTTCTGGCAAATGTTTTATACTCATGTTTTGAGGCCATTCGACAAAATTAAAATGCGGCAAACAGTTTTGATATCCCCAATTGCCCCATTCCCATGTATGATGCCAGGTATTGTAATTGTCTTCGCACCAAGACAGCACATTGGGCAAATCGTGCAAATTAAGAACACTTAAAGTGACGTGCGTTTGCACTGTAACACCTTTTTTGTCTTTGCTAAATTCTTTTAGTTTGTTAACCTGCTTTTGAACCACACGCCATTTACTTGGAAATCTAACATAGTATGCCAAATCTTCTACAGCATCAATGCTAATACTTAAAACAATACCTTTAAACATGCTCCATAAATCCAAAAGTTCGTTTGGAAAAGTTGTAGCATTTGTATTGTAATGCAGTTCTATATTTTCAGCCCAGCCGTTTTGTGCAATATGCCTTAACCATGTGTAGTGTTCTTTTACTACCAGTGGCTCGCCGCCAATAAAATTTATACGTTTTATATTGGGCAAGACTTCATCAAAAAATCCTGTTTCAAATGCTGCAATATACCACGGATCTTTACAACTCATGTTGCCTATGGTATAGGCAGTTTTGTCCCAGTCTGTATGCGGAACTGTTGGGCCTTCTTCTATCCAGTTATGACTTGCCCATGGGTTACAACTACGGCATTTTAAATTGCACACATTGCCTAAACTGATATCCAAGTATGTAATTGCTTGAGGACTTAAACTTCCGTCCTCTCCTAGATACTGTAAACTGCTGTCAATTTCGTCTGCGTAAACTTCATTGAAAGTTTGTCTAAAACTGCGTATACCTTGATCTTCTAATTTGAAACATTCAGCACAGCCTGCAGGCTTTTCGCCAGCAATCAATGCCTTGCGAATAGTTTTTATCGCAGCATCATTTATAAATTCATCGATGTTCTTAGAGTTGCGATTGTTGTGATGTTCCCATTCTGGTATGTTGTGTATATCAACATCTGGCATGTATTCATTGGTGCCTACTCTGCTAAAGCAACAAGGGCGTGTTCTTCCATGCGGATGGGTGCTATAACCCTGCATTGCATAGTAACAAAAATTCCCTGGTAAGTTATCTAATTCTTTCTGCATACTCAGGCCTTGCTTTGCTTATGTTAAAGTCTGCTGCACAATGGCAGTGTGTCTTAGGACACCATATACCTTCTGCTAAATCACTGTCAAACTTGCCTTCAACTATATTACCCACAATTGGTCCTACACCACAGCTTGCGGCCTGTATTCTACCATTTGGATGTATATGTAAACTTTCGTGAATGTTACAAAGCCAACCTTTGAAAAAGTTTTTTCCTTCTGTGATTATAGCATTTGTATCAATAGCATCTTCGGTATCATCTTCATACCAAACTTTTGCCCACGCATAACTTGGGTCTTTCTTAACAGGAATAGTTTGATTACGCTCTGTGCTATGAGTTTTAAAGAAATCCATTTTCCATTGTTCTTCGTAGTGATAAGGATCAGTGCTTGGACGAAGCTCGTCATAAACCGGAGCATACTCTATATGATAATTGTCGCACTCATCTTTAATACGATTTGCAAAATCTACACACTGTTCAAATTTGTTATGGTGCATCATTATTCTACTGCAAAGGTAATTTTTCTTGTCTTGTAGAAATTTATATGTCTCCATATACTTGTCGTCTTTGCTCCATTCAGCATGGTAACTTGCAACAACATCTTCAAACAAGTGATGATGTTCTTTCCACCAACTTAATGGCTTTGAAAAGTTTGTGTTGATGCCCACACAACTGCCGGGCCACTCAACTAGTTCCCTAAATTTTTCTACTACAGGAATAAGACCTTTCCAAAATGTAGGCTCGCCACCGCTGAGGAATAGTTTGAAATACACATATCCTTTGCTTTGATAGTGTTTTACTATTCTTTCAAGTGTGTCTACAATCAACTGAATGTCGGTATCATTTTTGTTACGTCCTGCCCAGTTCCATTCACTACAATATGTGCAACGAAAGTTACACCAATCGTTTACTTGCCATACTATGCTTACCCATTTATCCTTTGCAGGAACAATTGCTTTTATATCTTGCATTCAGTTTCCAATATATAATTCAGTGCAGGAAAAACTTCAGAGAATTTAAGTTTTCTGTATTTGTCGTTTATATCAATAAACTGTTTCATACGTTTAATGTTTTCTACAGAATATTTATCGGTATTAACTGTGTAGTTAATGATTCTTTGGACAGGATCTCTATGCATTGTAGTTTTTAACATCCGTAAGTCGTCTAGTGCTTTGTGTCTAATTTCTTCAGGCCATACGCAACTGTGCAACTGATCAGGATGCTCAAGGAAGATAGGCACAAAATCCACACGTCTTGTTTGTGCATCTTCTAGCCATTTGATTAATGGTGCTACATCAAACACATTCCATGCTTGATACACAAAGTATATTTTTAGTTCTACTTTGCTAGGCAGTGTCATTGCTTTTGCAAAGTTTTCTTCTACCTTGCTCCAATCAGTAGGATATCGTATATACTGATTGTGTGCATCGTAACCGTCTATGCTCATCTGTATTTCACTGCTATCAAAGAAGTCTAATTTGTCGTAAAAGCCTTTGGGCCATGTTGTCATATTGGTTGTCCAAGCAACATGACATTTGCGGTTGCCCGTTTCTACTAGTTTGTCCAACACATATTGGTTTGCTTGTATTAGTGTTGGTTCACCACCTGTCATGTATAATCGTTCCAGTGTTGGTGCTACGCTATCTACAAAGTCACGGAACTCCTGTGTTTCATACCACTGCCAATCATGTTCTTCTACGCTGCGTATTTCGTGTGCCCACTGATCGTGCAACCAAGTAGGCAAACGCTCTTTGCTCATAATCTTTTTGCGTTCTTTGTAAATGTTGTCGCTGCTAACACTCCAACAACTGTTGCACTTTAGGTTGCAGTGATTGCCAAGCCTAAGTTCCAGGTGAGTAGGATTGCTATGCAACATGGGTGCCTTATAGTTTTCGTTTGCCCACTGCCTACTGCTTTGTAAACCTTTTTCTTCATGCTCGTAGCAGCGACTACATTCTTTAACAGGCTTACCTGCTAACATGTTTGCTCTAACATCTAGCATGTATTTGCTATTCCAAATGTTAGTCCAATCTGTTTTTCCAAGCACAGCATCTTTGCCGTCAACTTGTATGTAATCTTCTCCGTAAACATGACAGCACAATTTGCACCTGCCATCTGTATTTGTATGCACATTTATAAATGGGTAAACACAATAGGTATCTGTCATTGTAAACCTTCTAGTTCAGGAAACGTATCAAACACATTTTCTTTGCGTAATAAATCAACCCTATTTGTTTTATACATAAACATTTTAATTTCTTCTGTTCTGTCTTCTTCTATGAATTGCAATATGCTATTATAATGATTTACCACAGCATCAATATCATCAAACTGTTTTAGATAAGATAAATGTTCTTCATATCTGCTACGCACTGCATCTTTTTTCCAAGGAGGTAGTATGCTTAATCTCATATAAGTTGGATCCAACAAGATGTTAATTCTCATATTACCAGGCTCAAGCAACCCTTCCTCAATCCATTCTTTATGGAAGTCAGGCAGATTCAAAACATTGTAAACACTCACAGTAGGTGTTACTTCAAAATATACATGTGGACACTGCTCAATCATATCACGTCTGTTTTGCACAACAATTGACCAATCCATGTTCTTACGCAAATATTCTGCTCTACTGTGATTGGCATCCAAGCTGGCTGCAACTCTTACATGATCAAATGCATTCCAATATTCAAATGCTGTTTTGCGTTTGTAAAACATCTGTGTGAAGTTTGTGGTGTAATCCATCTTAACATCACGTTTGCCCATCGTAATCCATTTGTCAAGTATGTCGTAATGTTCTTTTGTAATTAATGGCTCGCCACCTGCCCAGTATACACGTTCTACAGTTTCTAACAATGGATCAAGTTCATCCATAAAACTTTTCATTTCTTCACGAACTTGTAGTATTTTAGGATGTCCTGGATCGCCGTGTGTTTGTTTATGGTCTTCAAACCAACTGCTGCTGAACTGAGGTCCACAACTGCGACATTTTAGATTACAGAGATTACTGAAGCGTATATCCATGTAAGCCATATTTACATCACCAGCACTTCCGTCTTCAGCAGTTTGTTCTACTTTGTTTAAATGATGTTCAAAGTTTGCGTTTGAGCTATTGCGTAATGTCCATACGCCGTTTTCTTCTAGTTCGTAACAGCGTCTACACTCTGGGGATTTTTTGTCCTCAAGCATATTCAACCTAAGTTTGCGCATTTCTGGACCATTCCAAATGTCCTGCAAACTTTGTTCTTGTGTGTTTCCTACAGGATGATTTGGATCACTTAGACAGCACGGATAAGTTGTTCCGGCGGGCCACATGTGCATGTGAATCCATGGCATTATACAAAATGTTTTTGAGTCTTTTATTTTAGACATATAGATCCTTTAACTCCGGAAATACTTTTAAAAAGTTTTCATTTCTTACCATGTCCATCTTTTGCATTTCCTGTCTAAACTTTGGAATCAAGTTAGAGTTATCTTCATTATACATGTGATTAATAATATTGTCAATTCCATTAACAATGAAGTTTTTTCTATCTGGATACATTTTATAATTATCTAAATCTATTTTTAGTGCTTCTAATTTTTGTTTTGCAATATCTTTAATATGTGTTGGCAATATTGTAATACTTAACCATTCGGGGCCTATTAATACATTGCTTAAATTTATATCAAAGTCAGTTGGTATATTATTATCAAATAAAAATTTAATAATGTAATCTAAATCCAAAATGTTTAATACACTGATAGTTGGGTTGGGTTGTATTATCACACCTTTTTCATAACTGTGTTCAAAGTTATCACGTATCCAACACAGGTTGGTAAACACTGTATCCCATGTTTGGCCATTGCGTGTATACTCTGCTTTAGGTCCTACTTGATCCAAACTTACACAATAAAAGATACGATCAAAATGCTGCCAATAATCTTTTATGTGTTTGCCTTTGAGACTCAGGCGTGTTGCGTTGCTGTTGTATGTCAGTCTCGGTTTGAGTCCACGCTCTATAAGCATGTCTAGCAATCTATAATGCTGTGACATAAACAAGCTCTCTCCACCTGTAAAATAAACTTCTTCAATAGTAGGTAACACTTCTTCTATTTCTTCCCACATGTCGGGATGATTGATTTCTATTACTTCCGGCTTGCCAGAAAGGTCTTCAGCCCACTTGCTGCTAAAGTGCGGACCACAGCTACGGCATTTCATGTTGCATAGATTACTAAACCGTATATCAAAATACGCTAGATTAAGTTTATCAACAGTTCCGTCATCGTGTGTGCTTTCTACCACATCTTTGTGATGTGCATACTCAGTGTTCATCTTGTGTCTATAACTGATAATGCCATCTTTATCATAGTTAATACACTTTGCACAACCTTCGCTTGGCTCATTTGCAAGCATACGCAAACGCAGTTCACGCATCTTTTCACTGTTCCATGCACCCTTAATTCCACTGCGATTAATATTGTCTACTGGCATGTCCCAGTGATAGATACAACAAGGATATGCATCTCCTGTCTGCCACACACTCATATGCACCCAAGGTGCCATGCAAAAATGTTCTTTGTTATCCTGCATCATCCGGCCACTGAATCTATTTTTTGTTTAACCTCAGACCATTCTAGGCTTCTTTCAAAAAAGTTATTGTAGTTGTGTTCCAACATTGGTAATATTTCTGTAACTTTACTTTTATAAGTTTCTAAATCAATTCTAGATATATTATCTAAAAACAATTCTGCTTCCTCCCAGTTGGTAACTTGAGAAACGCCAAAAAAGTTTTCAAATGTATAATATCCCTTTTCCCTAAGCAAACGATGATGTTCTGGATTTCCAATAATGAAAAACGGATGACAGTGAGCAATAGCTTTATATGTTTTTTCAGTTAAAAACGGCAATCTAAAATCACTTTCTGTTACTATACTAAACAGACTGTCTTTGTAAAAAGGTTTAATAGTTTCTCTATAATTAATAATATATTCACTGTCAATTTTATCCAACTGACGTGGATGTATTTGTCTTTTCAAAGCTATATGATATTCTTTATGCAATAACTTAGGAATATATTTGGTTGTGTCATAATTAAGAGCTTCCAGCATATACTGCGGTTTGTTGATACGTGGCAAGTGATAGCTTACGTGATTACGTTCAACTAGATTCTTTTGTAACAACAACCAATAGAACCAAATACGATGTGCTTTGATATTTCTATTCAAACATAAAAATTTTCTTCTAGCCCTTGGAAGTGATTTTTTTCTTTCATTAATGTTTAACTCAGTGCTGCCTGGCATACATCTTTGATGGAAGCGTGTAAAACTTTCCCAAAAATCAATATAAACAAATTTAATACCGTTTTGTGTAGTTTTATCTGCAGGATAGTTACTGCATACAACTATTATCTTTTCAAGCGGCAGACCTTTGTCTTTCGCTGCGCTAGCCAACTGCTCTGGTGTAATAACACCTTCGAGCATACTAAAACACACCAAAAAATATTTAGGATTGTTTTTTAGTTCCTCTACAATTTTGTCGCTGAAGTTAAAATGCACAATTTGAGGCATGTGCAAAAAATATGTTACATAAATCCTATCACAGTTTTTTGTAAGATGTCGCTTCTCCCATGTGTAAAATTCACTCATGTTAAAGCCGCCTAGGTGTGCCAACATGCTGTCAATAGGGACACTGGGAGGTCCACTCTGCCTAGTAGCAGTCAGTGCTCCGTGAGGAGTAGGCTCTACTTCAGTTAGAATAAAAGCGTGTTTCATTAATTGATTATACTATTATTTTTTAGATTTTGCAAGAAGTTTCTCTCGATGTGGTTCTATATACTTAGCTACCATATCAAAGAAGGTAATATTTTCTCCAGGAACGTCAATTACAGTATCAGCAGGAACACCAGCTGCATCGCTAAACTCTTCTGGATTGTTGTCCAAAACAGCTTGACGTAATGCTGTTGCACTGCTCAATCTTGGTGTGGGTTTTGTCTCAATATTTTTAAAATTATAAACACCATGCGGACCTTCTTGTCCGTTATATTGCTGAATGGTTTTAGGAACCCATGCTTCGTCAGTGAATAATACCAGTGTAGCATTAGGATGTTTTGCGTATAGCTCACTGGCTAATGTTAACCAACTTTGACTTGCAATAATATGGTCCCTTACCTGTGGCCATATTGTTTCCATGGCTTTGATTTTTACTTGGAAAGGCAGTGGATCTTTAGGACCTATAGTTGCCATGTTTGTTCCTACATACCAATGATTTTCCTGGCTTGCCATTTCCCATGCTGCTTTGTGTCCTTTGTGTGGAGGATTAAAACGTCCAAATATTAGTCCTACAGTTTCGCCTGGTGCTTCTAGTAATTCTCTAATTTTCATCTTATACTCCTGATCTACTGTATGCTTGACGCCAATCGTCTTCCGACATAGGATAGACGTGTCCTGTTTCCCATCTAGCCATTGCTGATCCTAAAGCAACAGCCGCATCTTCATTTGCAAGGAAATTTGCTACTGTTTCGTCAGTGTCTATACCTCTACCTTGCAGCCATGTTACATAGGAAGATGTGCTATTACCTCCAGTCCATGTTCTCAATGCACTTGCAACTGATTTGTCTCTGTATAATCTGCCATCCAACAGGGCGAAAAGAGCTGCTGCTCCAGAAACTTTGTCAGGAAACATTGCAATTCTATGTCCGCCGCCTATGCGTTCTCTAGTGTCTGTGCCGCCGAATCTACTTTGCCAGCTTGCAGGATACATAGCACCTGGATTGTTAAATCTAACTGCTGCTCTATTACTAGATGGACCATTAAACAAATTCTCATCTGGTGTTAAATCAGTAACAGGTGTAACTGGGCGTCTAGTTGGATCGGTTGTCCTTACAGGTGTAGGATTTTCCACAGGCGTTGCATTGTTCAATTTAGCAATTTCGTCTCTACTTATTGAACTGCCGGCGCCTGCAATGTTGTTATCCTGCTTGAAGGCTGCTATTGCGGCAGCCGTTCTATAACCATATTTCCCGTCAATTCCTGTAAGACCTACACTGTAACCTAACTGTTCCAATTTGGTTTGCACTGCCTTTACCATATCTACTTCCTCTGTATGATATGGAGGTCCTTCTTGCAATCCTGAATCTGTGGTTTGTGTTTCAAAATCTGAGCCATCTGGTCCACTAACAGTGATATCGCCAGACTGTTGAACACGTGGCGGTGCGTCACCTCTTGATGGTGGCACAGGTGGCGGCGCATCTGGTCTTGGTGTTGGCACAGGTATATCTTCCATTATTTCTTTAAATCTCATGACGGTGTCCATCTCTTTCTTGGAACAAGTTTTACATTGCCAAATTGTTTGGTAGATGGATCTGCATATCTTACCCTACCTTCTCCATTTGTATCCCATATGTCGCCTTGTTCGCCTTCAATTTGATCAATAACTTGATCCTTCATGCGCTGTATCATTTTTACCAATTCAAATATTGCAGCTAGAGCTCCATTAAAAGTTTGCTCTAATTCAGCAATTTTGTCTTGCTTACCTTGGCTTACCTTACTTGTTGCCAACCATTGGAAAAAATGCTTGTCGCTTAGATTATCTAGTTGCTTTGCCTTTGCTGTTTGATTAACATAGGTGTATATAATATTTTTTAAGTCGCTTAAACCTTTAACACTTTCTAAAAACTGATCAATGTGTCCTGCATGTTTTTTTACAAATGCTTCAACAATGTCTATTGCGCCTGTGTCAATTTCAACTGGTTTTGTGTTATACACTGGACCTAAAACAATAACGTTTCGGTTGCCATCAAACATGCTAAAGTCTTGCATTGGTTGTTGTGCGCTGTCAGGCATTCCAAACTCAGGGAAGAACGCATGTCCTACTACCATAATATTAGCAGCTTGGATACGTTTACCTAAATCGCTGTCAGCTTTTACATGATAGCAAGTTTGTGACCTAGGATTAGGACAGAAAGTGTAAACTCCGTTTTGCTGCGCAGGTTGTTCTAAAAACAGCCCGTCCGCATAAACATAGCCTACAAAATCTTTTGGTGTTGCAGCATCAAACTCACTGTATAAACTTGCAAACTTTGCAGCAAATTCATTACGTGCTTCACGCTCTTCGTCCGTTTTTGGATTACCACTTTGGTTCGCAATAAAGTCTTGAACTTGTTCTGGTGATGTGGCTGCTGCTCCTCTGGCCCAAGCATTGTGTCCTGCTAATACTAATGGACCTCCTGCTTCTGCTCTGCCCCAATAGATTTGTGGGTTGCCATCCCATTTCATTCTTATACTGTTGCCGCCCTGTTCACTTGCAAAATCACGTAAATGTTCTAAGGCTTCAAGTGTGCCTTGGCTGCCGTAAAAGAACACAAGATCTTCCAAATGATTGAAAGCTCTTCCTAGCTGCTTTGCTTCTATGATCTCTTGATATCTCATGCCATTGATGTTCCAGATTGCCCAGCTTGATATGCTGCTGTAACGTAGCCAGGAGTTGTTGCTGATCTTGAACCTCTACCCCATGTTACTGATCCGCCTGCTGAGTCTCCAACTATGTCAACGTGTATTCCAACGCTGTCCATATAACCTGGGCCTGCGCCTATGCCTTTTGCGCCTGCTGCAACGGCTGCTCTAATAAAGTTAGCAACAATAGGATTTTCTCTAGCTGTGCTCAATCTGCTTCCGCCTGAGTAAATCCAAACATCTGCTGCATTACCGTTGTCGTGTCTGACTGAGCCAGTGCGTCTAGTGCCTTGTCCTCTTGCATCTTGTCCACCGCTGAATACAACAACATCAACTTGTGCTTCTTCTGCTGCTGCAACCAGTATATTCATTAATCTTTGATTCAGTGGCTTGTTACGAGTTGCTCCACTGTTTTGCATTCTTACTCTACCTTGCGACTGTCCTTGAGCAAACTCTATATCGTCTAAACTATCAGAACCACCTACTGAACCTGTGCTACCGTGTGTATCAACAGAACCAGATGCTGCTTGTTGAGTTCTTTCTGCTCCACGCAACACACCAGTAAAAAGACCGCCAAGTCCTAATGAATCGCTGCTGCCTGGATCGTCCTCAATTAAATCTCTTATCTTCATCTGTCTGCCATCCTTTGCATTAATTCAACAATTCGTTGATGATTCTTATCGGCTAATGTTAAAACTGTTTCTTTTTTTACTTTTGTCCAGTTAGGATCTTGCGAAAGTTCTGCCATTAATGCATCGCCTTGGTCTTTCGGCAGTTTTGCAACTATGCTTTCTAAACTTCCTAGGTCTTCTGCCCTTGCACCATCGCCTAGCAATGACTGTGCAATAACATTTAAATCGTCGGAAATAAAATCGCCTGCTTTGCCTTTGTCGTTTCTAGTATACAAGCCTTTCCATGCACTCCACAATTTACCTTGCTGCTTTGCAAGTTTACTAATTGCAAGTTGCTTGTGTATACCTTTATATGGCGAATCTACCGGAATATCATGCGTATGGAATTTAGCAATGGTAGGTGCATTAGCTACAACCATAATATCAACTTGTGCGCTGCTATCATTATTGGGTGCTCTTACGTGGACATTAGTGCCAGTCTGTGCTGTTTCAAAACCTTTGTTGGCAATAAAATCGTTTAGCATTTTTCTAGCAGACTTAGGATCCTTAACATCAAAGTAATTCATTACAGCACCAGCGTCAACAATAACATCTAAGTCACCACTGATTTTTCCAGGAGTAGGTGTAGCAGCACTGCCAACTGGAATTGCTTCTATGCCTGTGCCATCTAAACTTGCATTTACTGTTTTGAGTATGTTGTCTATATCTGCATGATCAAAATCACTAGTGCCATCAAATACATTGCCGCCTTCGTTAAGAATCATCTATTTCTCCTGCTTTGATGTATTTATCGCTTTGATAAGCATAGTGGCGGTAAGGGTGGGATTCGAACCCACGGTAGAGTCTCCTCTACTTCGGTTTTCAAGACCGACGCCTTAAGCCTCTCGGCCACCTTACCTACCTGTCTATTTCACATCCGCCTTTGTGTCCACAATGCGGGCAGTGAAACGTATATCGGTCGATACACATTTTTTCCATTGTTGCATAGGTAAACCAGTTCTTGCACTTGGTGCAAGTGAGATGCCAAATAGTTTCTTTTACTGCTTTGAACATGCTGTATTTACATCTTTATATCAACATCTTCTCTATAAATGCACACAGCTTGCATACCGCTGGGATAGTATCCATCTACACCGCCCACATCAAATGCGAGCTGTTCTCTGTCTTCAAAACAATCATACATGGTAACATAGTTGCCTTGGAAAGACGCATGTGGTGTGCCAGCTAAAAAAACTATTAATACTAAACTCCACATATAAACTCCAAAAAATGGTGCGAGTAGAGGGACTTGAACCCCCACGCCGTAAAGCACTAGAACCTAAATCTAGCGTGTCTACCAATTTCACCATACTCGCAATATGGTGCTGCTGGAGAGAATCGAACTCCCAATCTACTGATTACAAATCAGTTGCCTTACCATTCGGCCACAGCAGCTTAAAAACTTTTTCCTTCAGCATACCGCTCTCTACGAGCATATCTTCCTTTGCCTCTATTCTTCCCTTTGTATGTATCTGTCTGCGAATGACAGTTAGGACAAAGCAAAGATAAATTGTCTTCTGTGTTATTATTAGAATCACCGTCGATATGTTCTAACTCTAACACTAAAGGTTTATTGTTCCATTTGTTAATACCGCAAGTCCAGCAACCTTCTTTCTGTTCTGACAAATAACGCTTAACTGGTCCTTTAGAAAATTTACCAGTCTTTTTCCATTCTACTATACGTTTTTTGTATTGTGCTTCCTGTTGACACGAATTATTACAATACTTATTAGTAGTCTGGTGAGACTTTAAATTTTCCTTTCCGCAGTTTTGACAAATAAAAGTATCCATACTAATTTCCTTGTATACCACTTTATTTATCATTTCTGCTCTACCAACTGAGCTATAGGAGCATAAGTTTACTTATAAAAATATATGGAGCGGGTAACGAGAATCGAACTCGTATCCTCAGCTTGGAAGGCTGCGATAATACCATTATACTATACCCGCATGGTTGGCGGCCCGTTAGCTGCACACCGTTGGAATGATGTTTGCAACCCCTACCGGAGTAGGATTTGATTCTCACAGTAGAATGCCACGGGCCAAGGGCATTGCTCTACCGGGTTTTGGCGTAGGTGGTAGGATTCGAACCTACTCAGCTTAATGCACTGGTTTTGGAGACCAGCATACCTCTCCAACTGTATCGCACCCACAAACTCTGGCGGAAACGGAGGGATTCGAACCCTCGGAACGCTTACACGTTCAACACCTTAGCAGGGTGCCGCTTTCGACCACTCAGCCACGTTTCCTAATTACCTAACCACAATGTCAAAGAACGAATAAGCGTTGCGCTTATTTGTTTAATATAGTGTATTACTTATCAGAAGTCAACCATCAAATTGAATTTTTTTGTAAATATTTTTATGATTTGGACAGAATGGGATCCCCTAAAAGAAATCATAGTTGGTCGTGTATATGATCCACATGATATATCACACATTGAAGATGTAGAATTCCGTAACGGTTTACAACGTATACTCGAAGAGTCAGAGGAAGATTTTCATGACCTAGCAGAACTATTTGCCAGTTACGGTGTCAAGGTGCATAGACCTACTTGCGAATACAAAGGAGATTTTCGTTATCCTGCTGTGTGTCCAAGGGACATGCACATAGTTTATGGAGATCAAGTTGTTGCTACCATTGGGGGCGATCCAAATAGATTTTATGAGCGTGAACATTATAACGATATAATGCTTGGGTTAGACAGACAATATAGCGAAATGCCAACACCAGCATTAGGCAGAATTTATATGCCATATAAGACACAAGAAGATATCCCTTTATATCATGCTGCTAACATACTCAAATGCGGCGACACACTGCTTTACACAGCGCCATACAACGACAACACCTATCCGCTTACTAGGCAATTTGGCAGAGGCACACAGGCCGGTTTAAAATGGGTGCAAGACACCATAGATGCTAAATGGATTGGTTTGCACGAAAGCGGACATGCAGATGGAAAGTTAGCACTAATCAAACCGGGCTTGTTGATGTGTTGGACACCTGACATGATTCCAGAAGAATTAAAGTCATGGGATTACATACAGGTGCCCAAGCAACCTGTGCCAGAGCAATTTTGGCAAAGTAAAATACAACCTATCAAAGCAAAAAATGTAGCACGTTGGTTAGACAGTTGGATAGGGCATGTAGACGAAACAATATTTGATGTAAATATAGTCAGTGTTTCACCAGAACTTGTTGTCACCAATGGATACGACAAAGACATTGCTGCACAATTAAAACGCTATGGTGTAGAAATGGTGCCTTTTGATTTTAGACATAAATTTTTCTGGGACGGAGGCTTGCACTGTGTAACACTTGATTTGACAAGAGAAGGAACTTGCGAGAGTTATGTATAATATTGTAATGCAAACACCAGAGCTGTTGGTTGTTGATGACTTTCTTGACGAAACCACATGGGATAAAATACTCAACCAAGCTCAGGTAGATGCATGGACACAAACCGAAACAGATGATAGATATTGGCACATCACAGATGGTCCTAATTACAAAGGTATCAAACGTTTTCTTAAACAGGCACCATACAATGATAATTTTGATCTTTGGTTTCAAGCGATACACGAATTTAGCAGCAAGTGTGAAGCAGCACAGCCATATGTAAAAAAATACACAGACATAGCCATGCGGTGCCATGCCTATCCTGTAGGTTCTAAGAACCCGTGGCATATGGATTTAGGTGCTACAACATATACCTACTATCTTCATAAGGAATGGGAAATCAACTGGGATAGCACACTATTGGTATTACCAAAAGGCAGTGTCAATTTTAAACAAAAAATGCCATTGCTACCTGGGACTGTGCAATATGATTCTTATAAAGATTTAGTCAGTTTAGAATTATTTGAACAAAAAGAAAAGAATAAAAATTTAATACAACATGGGTTAGGAACATTTGTAAGTCCTAAACCAAATAGACTTGTGCTTATAAATGGCGGCACTGTGCATGGTATCACTAGAGTAGATCCAGACGCAGGACAAAATATGAGAGTGACACTTACAGGATTTTACAATGTGTTTTCACAAAACGTGGTAAAGAACAATGGCTCTAGTTCGTAAAGCATTTGCTATCAAAGACAATGATGTAGATGATGCAATACTAAATTTTGATTTTGCTAGAAACTATAACAAACTTGTGTTACCAGATACCATTGTAAAACAACACAGGCAATGGATAGCAAAATCTAAAAATTTTAAAATAGACTTGGATTTTGAATATTGTAATGTTACGCACGGCGTCACAGATGCTTTTAACGATTTTTATTTCTTGCATAAAAATATATTTGTTCTCGAAGGAGAATACAATTATCATAGAGACATAGGCATAAAACAAATAAGTCGCATTGGAGAGATAGAGCCAAACAGTGCATTGATTATCAGCTTTCCATTCAGCGCAACAGGCACAGTGCATCCAGACTGGCAAAACATAATCAATGTATGCGAGTCCTTGAACATAAGTGTGTTTCTTGACTTGTGCCTATTTGGTGTTGCATACGATTTAGAATTGAGTATTCCTAAATGTGTAACTCACTGCGCTTTTAGTTTTAGCAAAGCATTTAATACAGGCTCCTATAGGACTGGCTTTTTATATACTAGAGAAAAATACAACACACCTTTGTTACATCAAAATCTTTGGGCATACAATAATCAATTAGGTTCTTTGATACATCAATATCTAATGAGAGAATTTAGTTCTAATTACATCGTTGACAAATACAAATCACGCAGTGTAGAAATTTGCAATGAACACAACATTGATACTACCAATACTGTGATATTTGGAACCAGTAATGACGCTAAATGGGATAAATTTGAAAGAACGATTATCAATCGTATGTGCTTATCTAACCTTCTCAGTGTTTGATAAACTTTTTTGCACGTTCTCTAAAATCATAAGATTCTTCAAACAGGTTATCATAGTCATTTGGTAAATCAAAATCTGCTTCTAGGTAATATTTTTTATTCACCTTATGACTGTTTGTTAGCAAATCAACATATGCTTTATCGTCTATACTACCATCCCAAGGTGCTCCAAGCGCCAATGTGAATTTTGTATCGCTGCTGGTATTGGTCATATAGTGAGGCCATTTGCCACTCATAATAAATGGCTTGTCTGGACCGTGAGGTGCTCTAACATCGCCTTTGTCGGACATAAAATACAAATCATCTATATTGCCTTGCAACACATATCTAAACTTGTGTTGTAATGTAGTGTGAAATTTTTTCCTATCACAATCAATGTGTGGAGGATTTGTTATACCTGCCGGAGTTGTTATAATCATAATACGACTTTTTCCAAATGCAGGTAGTAAAACATCTTCTGCCCATTCTCTCAATGAAGGATAAGGCAAGGCATAAGGTGTCCAAGTAAAGTTGCCAGGCTTAAAGTCATACATGATAGGCACATGATAACATTGCCTGTATTCATCGTCGTATAACTTTTCTAATTTTAAATTATTCAGATGATCCAGAAAATCTGTAGGCGGTTTTTCAATTTCAATTGGTAGATACAGTAATTTTTCTATATCCATTCTATATCATCTACGTCCCAAATGTCATCCCAATGCACAACAAAATTACGTTTTATATCATCGTCATAGACTTCTACAAGTTGATTTGTTGAATCACGTCTTACTAAAATACCAAACGCTTCATAACGTCCTGGTCCTTTGATAGCAAGTTTCTCATCTTCTGCTACAGGATGACCTAGCTCATTGAGCATTGTTGTTATTCTAAATTTGCAACCATAACTGTTGCCAGGTATAATATCTTTGATGTCCATATTATAGTTATTCGTCTTCGTCTGTAATCAATCGTAATTTTGGAGCCAAACGATTTACATTGGCAGCTTTAGGGGATTTCAACTGCTGTTCAATCTTTTCTAGCCTTGCTAAAATTTCTTGTAGGAAGGCTAGAATTTCACGGTTATCGTTCATTGTGCCACAATAGAAACTGTTGCATAAAGTTGATCGCCGATACGGTAATTATTGTAAGTGTATGCACTTCCTTCAACACCGTTCCAATCAAACTCAATGTAATAGTTTTTTAGCTGACGCACTTGTTCACGATTAATAACTTCGCTGCACTGACGTTCATTTCTGTAGCCTGTAATAACTTGCTGACTACGGTTACCTTGATCAGCAGCAATGATACCGCCAATAACAGCACCAGCTGCTGCACCGTTGTCTTTGCCAGTTACACCTTTACCAAGCAAACCGCCGATAATCATTCCACCTAATACATCGCCACCGGTTGCTCCGCCGCCTTGCACAGTTCCATAAATCGGAACTTGCACATTTTGACAGTGCGTTGATGGAACATTTTGATAGATAGTTTCATAACGAGGTTCTACGTATGTTACAGTAGCCGTAACGGTTTCTGCCATTGCAGTGGTTGCAAAGACAGATGATGAGATGATTGCACCTGCAATAATGTTTTTCATAGTTTTAGCCTTCCAAGTTTGTGCCTGTATTTATAATATAGCGCAACATAGGGTTATTGTCAACCATTAATTGATTGATATCTTCATCTTTTATATTTGCCATCTGTTCAAAAGATTTGCAGCGGTAAACAAACCATTTACCACCTAGCTTAGGGGTTCCATCCCAATTAAAATAGATACGGATACTTTGTAGTCCTTCGTATGCATATTTTGGAATAGCAAAATAATGAAGCTTATTGTTTACAGTTTCGCTGACAACAATACGCAAAATACCTTGTTTGCCTTTGATATTACTGATATGTGCAACACGTCTATAAGTGTTTTTACTAGGTTCTACACATTCGGTTGTGATAGCCTTTTTGGCATCTGAGCCGTCTACAAAGTCACGGCCTTCAATACTTTCACGTTCTAATTGGCCTGCCTTGCTGATTGCTTGTTCTACCAGTGTTTCTATTTGCAAAACACCGTCGTCTACCATACGTCTCAAAACATTATAAGTGTCTTTTGTAATGCCTTGGTAAGCATAATTGATAATTTGGTCAAAAATAAGGTTATCACCTTTTTGACAGTTCTCGGTTAATACAGTTGCCATTCCTTTAGCCTTTTGTTATTGCCTATGCAAATAACATATACGACTTATGCAGCAAGGTCAACCTATTTTTGCCAAAAACCTGAAATTTGTAATGTATATTTTGGAGTGAGTCCTGCATTTGCACTCAAATGCAAATGGTCACTATCCCAAATAAATCCATCACCTGCATGCCAGTGTGTGCTGGTTTGCCATTGTTTGTTAGAATCTTGATAGTTTATAAAATGACCTGGTGCCCAATCTTCCAAATAAATGTTTGCACGAACTTTTTTACGTTGGTCATCTGGATACATATTGTTAATCTTAAAAAATGTATCCCTGTGCATGGTTATAGTATTACCAGGGGGCTGTAATATGCTGCTCACTGTTACAATTTCAATGTCAAGCTCTTTGCCTAGAGCAGCATAATCTATATCACCGTCATCAAACCATAACTGCTGTATCTTTGTATTTTCTTCACTGTAACTAGGCGGAAAACCTCCAAATGTTTTATGAATGTCTTCCTGCTCACGAACCTGATAGCTGATACAGCTACCTTTGTGTTGCTCGTAATCAGCTGATAGAAATACAGATAAATCATAGTTAAGTTTTGTTTCAAGTATCAATAGTTTGCTCCATCTTCATGTCCATTACCATAATACTTATCAACCTCTACATCAGTAACTCTATCATATCTGAAACTGCGCCATGCACTAGGATCAATGTCAATTGCCCATACAACAAAAACTTTGTCTTCCAGGTTGCGTATTTTTGTTTGACTTAATTTGTCATCACGCTGAGCCGGCGGCAACATACTCGGAATCAAAGTGCAGCGCATCTTACGTTCATCGCCACTTAGTTTTTTAAATGTTACATAACAAATTTCTTCACTGAGTAACTTTAGCAGCTCTTCTCTTGTGGGTATGCCTTTAAGAGCTGCTACTGTTTCAGCGACTTTCGATGACTCTGTCTGCGAATCCATTTTCCACTGCCTCCTCAGCACTCAAGAATGTGTCAAACTTCATAGTTTCAAAAAGTTCTTCATAAGATTTGCCTACTGAATTGTGTTTTACATAAAGTTCAGTCAAACGTTGATTAAGGCGTTTACTTTCTTCAAAGTGTCTACGAGCATCTTCAAACTCAAGTTCTTGAACATGGACACTACCACTGGTGCCTCGTGTTCCACTTGATACTCTATGAATCATTGTGCGGCTTTCTGGTAGCACTACTCGTTTACCTTTTGTGCCTGCTTGTGCTAAGAAGCTACCCATGCTTGCTGCTTGACCTAAAACAATTGTTCTAACATCACACTTGATAAATTGCATGGTGTCATAGATACTAAGTCCAGCAGTTACAGCGCCACCTGGAGAGTTAATATACAAATTAATTTCTTTGTCAGGATTTTCTGCTTCTAAGAAAAGCAATTGCGATACAATACTGTTTGCCATTCCGTCCTCTACAGGACCATTCAGCATTACAATACGATCTTTAAGCAAGCGACTGTAGATATCGTAAGCACGTTCGCCTTTACTTGTTTTTTCAATCACTGTTGGAATTAGATACATTTTTTACCTCGTTTAATTTAATATGTAACATCATGTTTTCTACCAGCAGTTTAGTAATAGTTGCCAGCGAAACAGTTTCTTTATGGTCTTCAGGAACTGCATATAGTTGTGTAAGCACGTTATTTGCACACATTTCATATGCATGATCAATATTGATTTCGCTTGGAACTACATCAAAGGTTTTTATTTCCATTTCTCTGGCAAGCTCTATAAGCCTTCCAACTGCTTCAGTTCTAGTTAGTAATTCAGTCATTTTATCTCCAAACTATTTGTTCATTATAATATAAAATACTATTAATGTCAATAAGTTAATCCCAAAGGTTTTGATAATATTTTCCAAACAACAGAAATCCATTATCCATACGTTTTTGGTGTGCTTTCAAACCTTTGTCATCTATCCATTCAAAATGTCCATCTTTGACGCCGCCTTCTGGCCCCTTGATATATGGTCCATAATATTGGTCTTCCCAACCTTGTTCTATGTGCATTTGTTCAAAAGTCCAAATCATTTCATCAAGAACATAGTCCCACCTTTGGTGCCATAACTCGTCAATATCCCAAGTGTTCTCTTTAGGCGCAGCATTGGTTGACTGTAATTCTTTAGGCACATCTTCGTCCTTCACATTTGGCGACCCATGCTTTGTTTTTTTCAGTTGCTTCAGCATAGGCAGAATAATCAAAGCTAAGGTATGATCCATATTCCAGGTATCCCAAGAATGGATTATAATTTCTGTGCCTATATCATCTCTTTCGTCGTAACTTGGAATATGTATTTTCATTGATTTGCATACCTTCCCATTTCCATTGCAAAATTTTGTGCTGCTAAAATATTTTCAAAATGGAATGTATGTTCGTAAGGGCCAGTCCATGTGGTGCAACTCCATTCGTGTTTTTCACATTGCCGTTTACACCATGTCTTGCCCAAGTCAACTACATCGCTGTGAAGTCTTACAGTATGACCTGGTTTCCAACGTTGTTTGTATTCAAATATCTCTTGTGGTGTCATGATTTTAATCCAATATTAAGATAGGCTAAAAGTAGGAATTGCCATAACCAAAAATAAACAGCAACTCCAAATGCTACAGAAATACAGAAAAGGAACACCCAATACAGTTTCAATGGATTGTTCCATATTCCGTAGGATCTGTTAAGTCAACTCCCCAGTGAGCTTTTAACAAGGCAACTATGGCTTCTGGCACAGGTTCATCTTCTTGGCTTTGTGGTATCCACATGCCTTTGAGATTGCCTTCTTTATCCAAGATGAATCCGTAATCATCTTCTTCTAAACTATCTTCTAACCCTAGATAATCATGACTCATTAGGTCGCATTCCTTTCCTTGTAAACTCACGTGCCCTTTTATTTTGTTGTTGAGGTGTGAGCCTTGTTTGTGCTAGATGCTGCTTCCATTCCTTCAACAACTTTTTACTCTGTTCTTTCGATGCCTTCGACATCTTTTTTAACCTTTTTTGCAATCGTTTTATGGATGCCTGGATTTACTTGCAATACATGTGGCATCATCTCATGCCGCACATAATTACGGGTATAATGAATATCTTCGTTTGTTCCGTCTTCAATCCATGGCACATTATTTAGTTCACACCATAAAGTAAGATCTCTCTTACGAGTAAGACGGAAGGGACGAATTACATGACGTCTACGATACGGAATCCATTTACCTGTTCCGTGCATACTGCTCATTACCCAAGTTTCAACACAATCGTCTAAATGATGACAGGTAATAACAGGAACAGTAAAAAACTTGTCAAGAAAAGCATAACGCTGTTCACGCCACCATGCTTCTCTACTGATTGGGCCAGGAGGAATAGTGCCACTGACTTCTCCGATGGTAAGAGGAATTTGCTTTTCGGTGCAATAGCGTTCCATAAACGCTTGTGCTTTTTCACCGTGTGCTGTTCCATGATTAAAATGTAACACATGGATGTCATGATTACGGCGAAGAAAATCCAATGCTGCCATTGAATCTACTCCACCGCTACATGCAAGATAAACCCGTCTAGGCAGTTTGCCCTGTAGTTTAATCATCTTTGCTGCACCACTCCGAAACTTTAAGAATTTCCATATCTTCACCAACACCTTTGGTTTTAATATAACCTTGTTTGATAAGACTGTCAAGTGTTGCTTCTACGGCATTATGGATAATGTCATGGTATGCCATCCAACGTCCGAGCAGAGTAAAAATAACTGCTGTTAGCAAAAACCAATAGGTTAATGGATCTGTAATAATATCTGTAATCATGCTACCTCCGCTACAAAATTATCTCGGCCCCAGCCAGTGTATTTACTTGCTGAACCATATGCCATGAAACAGCGTTGTTCTGCTGTGCTTTTGCTAATACATTTGACAGTATCAATGTGTTTGATTTTTTTGCCATTTGCATCAACTAACCATACATTATAGTAGTTGAACATTATTCACCTTTAATTTTACTCAACATTATTTGGTTTTCTTGTTCTACTTCCCATTTAGCATCTTTGTATGAATCTCTAAAGAAAACATACAATATAGGAACAGCCAAACAACTTCCTATGATCAATGCCATGGTTAGCGGATCCTTTGCCATTGTTGCGACATAGAAAACTACAAACACATACGCCATTACTGCAAACGGCGGCCATATTTTGTTTAGAAACTTTTTTGTAACTCGATTCATATCATACCTCTTGTTTACGAATTTTAACATAGTTAAGACGTGTTAGCGGCAATCCGCTGTCACGTTCTGTGTCCACCCCTTTGATACGACCAATAAGGTCATATGTCTCTCCAACTGCAAACATTTCTTTCTTTGTAAAGCAAACCAAATCTTTGCCAATTGCACCAAAGTGCATGTAAGCAGGTTCCGACATCCAGTCATTGTTAAGTGGAATGACTTTCAATATTTCAACATCGGTTGCCTCGGTGATATTGTCATTGAGATATTGACTATCACTAAATTCAGTCTTAAGACGCTGCTTATAGATTTTATCCTGTAGTTCACGGTCAACAAATGCAGGTAAATATGCAATTAAGCCAACACGACCAATTGGCATTTTATCACTGCTGTAAGCAGCAAAAAGATCTGATTCAAACTGCGGCAAATCGCCCATTGCCAAAAGAGTATAACGGCGCATATGCTTGTCGCCTTTAACCTTTGCTTCACGATCTTCGTCAGTAATCTCAATTGGGACAAAGTCTTCTGGCTTCCATTCACCATGTGCGGTGTATGTAATCATTTCTTTGTTGCTGAATGTTGTGGGCTGGCCTTCGCTGTAACGGCGTGTTTGTTTTACATAGCCCTTGTTAATACGATAAGCAGCATATGACATTTCGAGGAGTTGTTGAGTAGGATATTCCATTTGTTGTGCCTTTGTTTTGCCTTTGTGTAAGTGTAATATAACGAGTCTTTTGCCCAATGTCAACCGAAAAGCATTTTACAAGCATAAACATTTTTGTCATTGCCCTGCTGCAATGCTTCGCTTACATACTCCATTCCGTTTAGATCAAACACCTTGTGGCGCCCCGTAAGCACACCTGGTCCATTGTGTTGAAACTTGAATAGGATATGCATACCATCTTGCAGGTTTTTAATCTTCTTTGTGCGTTCAGCAGGAACACTGGTATAAAAACTGCGCATAGAACCCACTTCGTCTATGTTGCTGCTGATTTTACATTCTGGATATAAAAACGTGCCGCCTAGTTTTGTCCGCACATCCGGATAACCAACACCAAGGTTTTTTGCTTCTGTGCCATCTACATCTTCAATTGCCTGACACAATACATCTTCCACGTGGTTTCCGTATTCATTAATGCGTCTGTTAGGAGCATAGTAATATTCATGACTAGGATTGTCATATGCTTCTTTTGTAATCTCATATACACGATCTATAACTTTTTGTAGTGTATTATTGAGAGCTGTATCGTAAGGCAAAATTTCTACATCATAATATGCCTTTACATAGTCATTGAGTGTGATACTTCTTTTTCCTAATCCTCGTAAGAAGTCAACGTTATCCTGTGTCCACATTATACCTGAGTCCATTTTTTGTGTGCGTGATTGTGCTGTTCTGCCCACCGAACAAACAGTCCAACTTCACGTCCATGTGCTTCGATTTCACTGGGCTTGTCCCAGTATTCAATATCACGTTCTGCATCGTGATCAAGTTCGCCTGCTTCATATTGTTTAACATGAACCAGTTCATGCGCAAGTGTTGTAAGCATATCACGCAGTTTCATACCACGCTTAATATCAATCTCATATTCATGCTGATCTACTTGAACACACCCACCTAAACTCCTATCATTAGTCATGCTGCGAAAGTAGATTTCTATATCTGCATCGATATTAAATTTATTGCATACAAAGTCTGCCATGCTGTATGCATATGTCTTTTGTGACTTTGTGCCGCCCTCTACATAAATCATTGTGTCTCATCATTTGCTAAAGGCTGAAGTAAGTGAATTAGCCCTGTTTCAACAGCACCTATTGCTGTTTCCTCATCTAAAGTTATATAGCAGAAATCCAGCTGTGTCAAGTCTAAAATGCCAAATTTGTCTCTAAAGGCTTTAAAACCTCTAGTGTCTCTTGCATTACGGAATTCGCCTAAAAACTTTTCTTTGTGTTTGTCTTGACGATCTCGTATAAATCCCTTTCCGACATAATAAACACGTTCATTATCATAGATAACGTAGACACCACGTGCTCTTTTATTTTCAATGTTGGGTTTAGAACTCCATTGATCAAATTGTATATTGCCCCATATATCATATAGGGTAACAATCTTATTAATGCTTTCTTTTATTTTGTCTTTCATACTTGCACCGGATTTTTGAAGCCGCTAACCAAAAACATTTTTTTGATTATACCGTTGACTTCAGTTTCGGTAAGGTAACCTTTTACAGTATCACCATCATCTGTAATACCAGGCATATGCACAAAGTCACCGTTTTTGAAAACACCAATTTCATATGGAGCATCTTTGGTGCTGTATGCTCCTTCGCCAGAAATAATGCTGAGTTCATATTCATCGCCAAACGCAAGCACACACTGTTGTTTACCCAGTATGTCATGCTCTTCAATCATTTCAAAACTTGCTAATTCTAATAACGCCATGTTACCCTCCGTGTATACTATTTTATAGCACAAGGCAAAATGGCTGTCAACTATAATCTACGAACTATACGGCCTTTTTCTAAATCATAAGGCGTCATTTCTATGCGCACCCTGTCGCCTGCTACTAGTCTTATCTTAAACTGGCGCATCTTTCCGCCGGTATAACATGTGACTACATGTTCGTTATCCAGTTTGACCTTAAACATTTGATTAGGCAACACTTCTATTATATCGCCTTCAAACTCGAGCAGGTCTTCACTCTTCGCCATTATTTGCTTTCACTATTGTTATTAATCCTTCTTCTATTTTAATTTTTAAAATATCCCCTTCTTTCCAGCCTTGAGATTCCATAATCTCATTAGGAATGTTCATATTAACATTATCTGGATCTCCAGGGATATCTTCAAATATTTCTTCAACTTTGTATGTGTAAGTATTATTTACCATGCTACTGCACCAAAAAATCAAGGTCTTCTAAGTCTGCTCTAAGCACAAAGTCATCGGGCAGCTTTACACCCTTACCTGATTTAATGTTTTCAATGATAGTTTTCGTATCATTTAGACTAAATTCTGTGTGCTTTCTAATCACATTGGTTGCTTCTATAAAATTTGCAGTTGATCTGTATCCTACCACAATCATTTTTTCTTTCCTTGTTCATACTTTGTTAACAGCATATTTACTTCGTCTGTTTTTACCAGCCATCCGTGTTCATTCACAATAAACACATCTCCTGGTTTGTATAACCAGCTATCTTTAGGAGTGCCATCTTTACCGACACCCATAACTTCACCTTCCCAATCACCTTTTACACGAAATGCTTGGCCTTTACCTCCAGCACTTTCTACAATATAATCTACCCAAATCATATACAACTCCTGGTTATATATAATTTAGCAAAATATTTTATACATTTTTCCAAAGGTGAGCTGAATATCCTTTGCCGTTTGTATCGCCACCTTGATTATCAATCTCAACACCGTCGTATTCAATACTGGTTACAACATCTTCGCCATTAGGATATTCTGTATAAATGACTTTTAATTTTGTAGGATCAAACTCGCCGTGAGTGTCGATGATGCCATCAAAAAAGCAGCCTTTTTCACTACTGTAGAATTGAACAACATAATCGCCTTCTTCGCCAAAGTCCTCATCTGCTTCAACTAGATCAAATTCGTAATTGTTTTTCTCCATTACATTGTCCATATACTCTTGTAGATCTTCGCCATCAATTACATCTGCAATTGTTTTGCTCATATAGTCATCTGAATCAACTTCCTCAACTACAAGCCTAGCACTACCATATTCTACACCGTATTGATGCACAAATTCATGTGGTGATTCATACCAAGGATAAGCATATACTTCCCCATCGTCTTCTTCCTGCATAAACATTGCTTCAGGCGGAACGATAACTTCTAGATCATCTAAATCGCCGTTCTCTGCTTCTACCATATAATTTACAAGATCGCTGTCGCCATTTTCTTCAGTAACATCTTTCCAAAATTCATATGCTTCTTTTGAAATGTTGATGTATGCTGCTTCGCCACCATATCCATTCAAATAGATACGATAGTATCGCGGACCTTTTAGAACATCAACCGTTTCTTGCTTTTCTTCTTTAGTAGCCATTTTTTACTCCTTTGTTGTAGTATAACATATCATTTACGGTTGTCAACTACTAAATACAAGTGCAGAGCGTGAGGGCGTTCTACCAGGAGGGCAAATGGATTTTTTAAGTTTAGTGGGCGATGTAGGGTTTCCAATAGCTGGAGCATTAGCCGCAGGTGGCTTTGTATTTCTCACACTAAAATTCATATTAGCTGGTGTAACAGGTAGTGTAACGACTCTTAAGAACATCATTGGTCAATTGGACAACCGTGTTCAAACGATGAACAATGACCTTGTTAAGATAGATGCACTACTTAGTTACGCACTCAATGTAAAACCAAATATAGACCGTATTGCAGCCAACGAAGGCAAAAATGATGCTAGGAGAGACTAAATGGATATCGGAGCAGCAGTAGCAGAATACGGATTTCCTATTATTGCCGCAATGGGTATGGGGTATTTTATATTCTTTATATGGAAATGGGTAACTGAAACCATTGATCCTGTGCTAGGTGAAACAATGGGAACATTAATAAAACTTGTTGATCGTATTCGTATGCTTGACAATGATATGATTAGACTTAATAGTAAACTAAGTATGGTTCTAGAACATCGTGCCATGTTAGACAAAGAAAGACAGGACGAACTAAATGATATTGTTGCTCGTTACCAAAGCACTAGCGAAGTTTTCAACAGCACAGGCATAGAGGAAGCACCAAAGCCTAAGCCAGATTTAAATAAAGAAAGTTTTAGCAAAGACGATCTAAAAGAAATCAAGAAGGATTTACAATAGCGTTGTAAGAATCTAAAATTATTTCGCCTACTTTATCACTAACCATAACTTCATGGTGTGTATGTGGAACTTCAATAATTTTCATATCTTTTCTATACTTCATGCTAGCAATTGTCACTACACCATCATTTGGTCCACCGTGATAAGGAACGCTTCCGTGAGTGCTTACTATCTGAGTCCAAGGTATTTCTAATTCTATTTGTTGTGATTCTTTTACAGGGTCGCTTTTACGTCCTATGTCTCTAAACAATTGATAGTTTGGCACTATATATTTTGCCCAATCTGCTGTGCTACTGCCTGCAAAGGGAGTTCCTATGCTTACTCCTCCAATTACCCTAACATATCTAGTTAAATGCAGTGCATATAGACCGCCCATAGAATGACCTATAACAAAATGAGGACCTTTGCCTTGGCATGAATCTGCAATCATTTCAAGATTATCATAGAAGCGATTCATACTGCTATAGTTAGGCAATATTTCATTTGAAAATTGTGTTTTGGTTTGTAGATATTTGAAACTTAGACTTGACTGATTTGCGCCATGTAGCCATATAACATTTATATCATCTGTAGTGCGTTTTTCTTCGGTATGATTACCGAATAAATTTCTTATGTAGTTCAGCATAATACTATTTAGACGTTGCTATAAATGTGCCATTCCAATTTGAAGGCAATTCTTGCTTCTTCATATACTCACAACGTTCTATCCACATATCATAATACCCTTGCATCCTGCCATCAAATCCACTGTATATTTTCTTTATTGTTTCTATAGCACCGTCAAAGTCTTGATCTCTATATTGTTTGTGCATTTGATCGTGATACTTTTTGCTAACTGTAAAGTGTGCCTTTGTGTCGTCTAAAACTGTATAAATGCCTAATCCTACACTTTTGCCTTTAACTTGCAAGTCGTCAATTTTTAAATAGAAGAAATCATCCTTAGTTGCTTCATAGGTGGCTTCTCCCACCAATAACAAACAACCGTATTCTTTACATTTAGATTCAACCCTAGCAGCCGTTGAGACGGCGTCTCCAAGCACATCGTAACTATGCCGCTTACTACTGCCCATTTCGCCAATGTAGCCAAGGCCAGTATTAATCCCAGCACCCATCCCAACAGGAGGGCGACCTTCTGGAATAATAACTTCGTCATTGAATTTCTCCACTGCTCTTAACATGTCTAAGCCACACTGCACTGCTGTTCTAGCGTGGTTAGCATCGTCTATAGGTGCGTTGTGTATATGCATACTTGCATCACCAATATATTTTATAATCATCCCGTCTGCGTCTAGCACAGGTTGTGTAATGGCATCCATATAGCCATTCATTATTCTTGTAAGTCCTTGCACATCATCACCAAAACTTTCACCTAATGGTGTAAAGCCACGTAAGTCTGAGAACACGATGCTTACATCTTTCTTTATACCCTGCTTAACAAGCTCTGGAGATTGTTGTAGTAATTTAACAACTGCTGGGCTGGCGTATCCTTCGAATTGTTTTTTAATGGCTTGCTTTTGCAAGAACTCGTCGATGAACTTGAGCACGTATCGTTGAAGGCCCACGAGCAAGAGGAAAGCACTGATAGTAGCGCCATCAATAAGAATGTTTTGCGTATTAAATACATATATACTAACTCCAATAAAGCCGCCTACTGACATAATGTAAAAGGCTATGCCAACATATGTCCATCGGGCGAGTGCGATTAACAGCAAGCCTGCAACAACAAAGGCGGCTAATTCGCCCCATGCTTCTGCGTCAGGATGTCTGCTTATGTTTGATTCGTTAAAAACTGTGCCAAGCAATGCTGCTTGTATTTGATGCGGAAATACACTGCCCATTGCAGTAGCTATAGGTTGTGTTACACCAGCTGCTGTTGGACCTACAAATACAATACCACCCGCAAAGTCGTCTGGCAAGTCTACTGCACTATAACGTTTATATCCTTGACTCCAGTCAATCCATACTTCACCATCTGGATTTGTTTGTAAAAAGCCAAACTGTGGTATGCGTAGTTTGTCTACACCTAGTGCATTTAGTTTGATTTGGAACGAGGGATCACCTGCTAACACACGTAACACTTCCATTGTTACATTAGGATACAATGTGCCATCAGCCATAACAACCAGTGGTATGCGTCTAGTAACGCCGTCTATTTCTGCCCATGAGTTGATTATTCCACTTCCAACTGCTACATTTTCAATTTCAGGCACATTGGCAATTATGCCTGGAACACTGGGAATTGTGTGTAAGAAGTCACTGTTAACAATGGTTGCACCTGGATTGATAGGTTCATTTTTACCTTCTGCTGCTCCTAGCATGGTTAAAATAACAGGAAACTGTTCCATTGTATCTGCAAGTATATCGTCCTGACCAGACCTATCAGGCTCACTCATTAAAACATTGAACACAACCAAACCTGCACCCCTAGCATAAAGATCATCAATAAGCATTGCATAATCGCCCCTTGGAAATGGCCATTGTCCATATGCGTTGATTGTATCTTCGTCAATGTCTACAGTGTAGATATTGTTTTCAACTTTTGGTTGATTGATTATAAGTTGGTCGAAGTATCTTAGTTGGATGCTCTGCAGGAAGCTGGGCGACAGCGATATCACGTAGGCTAAGAGGCCTAAAAGCAGAACGCTCCACAGTGGTGACAGAAGAATTTTTTTGGTCATTATTATTGTCCTTCATTGTGTTGCTCCGTGTATTTATTCGGGTTTAACATCTTGTCCCAAGAAGGTCCTACGTTCTGCCAATATGTTTGACTTTGCTCTCCATACCTCCACCAAGTTACGCCTAGTATGATTAAAAGTATTGCTAATGATGTTTTCCACATTATTTTGAGTCCCTATTATCCCACGGAGCATTTTCATAGCATCCTGCTGGCAGTTTATCTTTATAATTTACACCCACATGCCAACTGCCATCTGCACTGGCACTTGCTGTTACACTTTCAAACGGCATTTCACGTGGCTTGCCCCAGCAACGATTTAAACTCTGTCCTGGCACTCTGTATCTTGGATTATGTTTGAGAAAGTCTCTTAGTTCTGCTAATTCTTCTGCATTTTGTTTTTGTCTTAGTTTACTTGCACATGCTGCTGCTTTGTTCCAGTCAAACCTATCAAAATTTTCTACAGAATACCCATACCGCTCCAAGCAGAGTTTGCTATCGTGATTGGAGTCAGCCCATACTGGTCCCGCCAGTATACATAATAAAATTATTATTCTCATATTGCCCTCAAAGGTATTTATCCAATGAGGGCAATAAAACTATCACTTAAAATTTAATTTTAAATCCTGCACTTAGGTATGTGCTTGTGTTGTCACCACTCATAGAACGATTAGCACTTGCACCTATAGATATTCTATCATTTATGTGCTTATCAATGCCCAGCCCTATTCTGGTAGTTCCTACATCGTCGAAATCTCTAGCAAAATTTGCTGTAAACATTCCTGCATCAATGTTGATACCAATTGTTGCAAAGTTGTAAGTCTCTTCTGCTGCATCACGTGATAGAGCTACTTGTGCATCTCCTGTCTCATCATAAGCATCTGTTGACTGCTTTCCAATTGTATATCCTACAAAAGGACGAACGTTACCAGTTGATTTTTCAAAAGTAATGTTAGCTCCGATGTCACTTGCACTGGTTGAACCAGCAGCACTGAAATCTCCTATTGTTCTAGAATATTCAATATCGCTGTTATGCACATGCGCACCTACGCCTATTGTAATATCTCTATCATCTAAGGCTTTACCTACTCTTCCTTGCAACATCATAGATTCCATTGATCCTGTGCTATCGCTTCCTGTAAAGGTAGTTGATCCTTTTGTTATTCCACCTTGTATACTCATACCTTCTTCTGTGAATACAGTGTGTCCTAAACTATAGGTTCTTGTATCTGCGTCATATCCGTCGCCCATTTCGTGACTGATACGTCCGCTTTGAATACCATCTGCAATAGGTGTGCTTCTATGTAAATTTAAATTTAACATTTGATCCACCTGATCAATGCGTCCTTCGAACGGATCGAGTGTAACAGGAGCCATTGTGTGTAGTCCATCTATAGATCCGTCACTCATATTATTCCACATAGTTGTTGTGCTTGTTCTTTGAACAATCTGTATAACGCCGCCGCTTGCCGCAACATATCCAATTACTGTGCTTGAACCCTGGCTTACTACTGTTGGACCACTTGCCGCGGCCGCCGCATCACCTACAGCAACTTCAGTTGTATCAAGGATTCCGTTTGCGTTAGCATCACCATCGATATCATTTTGTGTAAGTGTAATACTTAAACTGCGAATAATTTCGTCCATTGGAACCCAGTCTTGTGTTGGACCGCATCCTGATGTGCCAGCCGGACATAGTGTGCTTTCTGCATCCTGTAATGGAATGTATACAAATGTGTAGTCACCTGGTGCCAGTGTAAATGTTGCACCTTGCCAAGTGTATGACTCGCCACCACCCGTGTTTACATCATAATCAATCAACTGTATACCATCACTACCAAAGTAGTTTACACCTGAGATAAGTCCTGCTGGTGAATCCTGCGACAGTAAGTTAAACTGTGTTTGTGTAATTTTAGCATCATTAGAATCTAATACTTTTAGTTCTGCTTCGTTAAATGTTGTGCCGTCGTGCCATGAACCATACCATACAGTAATGTTTCCGTTACCGTCACCAACATAACCAACTGAATTTGTGTGTGCCATTGCTGTTGTTGATAATAAAGAGGCGACAATGGCTCCGCCTAACGTATTTTTGATTGCCCTCATTTAATGTTCTCCTTGATTGAAGACTTCTTGTTATGCCGGTTGCGCCCTCACGCCGCGGTCCACATACTATTTAAACGTGTATTCAATTCCAAAAACCACGCCTATATTGGTTTCGCCGTTCCATACTTCCCCTGTTGGTGATGCAAACGCTCTAACATTGCCTAAGTCATATGTGCCTCTAATGTATGGTGCTACGGGCATCCATTCATCGTATCCTGTGACCAACGCAAACTCTAAGCCTGCGTTACCCGATTCTAATCTGTGCCCCGCATATAAACTTATGCGGTCCATGCTGTTGTAATAGGCTCCTGCTATTGCTCCTCCATCTTCTATCCTTACGTGTGGATGAATGCTGTTGTAATCGCCTTCCATTCCTAGATGTGTGCTAATCGCCAGTGCCCAAATTAGATCCATTGTGCTGCTCCTCTATGTGAGAGTCAATCTGTGTGGTAACCTTGCCGGCAGCCCACCAGCCAAATGCGGTGAAAAATCCTGCTACAAAGAATGCTATGATACTTTCGCCCATTGTATGCCCTCACATATATTTAGTTGTTGCGATCAACAGACAATGCGCAACCTGCACTGTTTGTGCAAATGCCAGTTATACTATATGTATCAGCACTAGTAGTAACATTCTGTGTGAGTATAAAATCATATGCACCGCCACTATTGGTTAAATCTACAGTAGCATTAGCACTTTGGCTTCCTCTTTGGTTAACGTCTACACTATGTCCATCACCGTTGAGCACAACATCTGCCCACTTTGCACCACCATTACCTCTCTGATAAAGTGTAACATCATTGTTGTCACCTTGTATTTCTACAAAGCCATCGTGTCCTGCTTTTCCCATTTGTGTATGTGCAATTGTATTGTAATCTCCATTTACTATGTTTGCCAAATGGTGCGGAGATCCTCCACCACCACCTCTGTTGACATCTGTTTGACTACTCCACACGGTATTGTTTGCACCAGTAATGGTCCAGTATGCTTCGTGTCCACCAGTCTCGTCTGTGTCTACCCAATATGTAGAGCCATCGTAATGCATGCCTTGTGTAATGCTTATGTCGTTTGTATTACCAGTGCTGCTTAGATTGACATAATTGTCTGCACTTCGCTGCTCAACACGCAAGGCAAGGCTATCACCGGTTTGCGTAATATAAATTTCGTTAGCATGGGCAGGAAATGCTGCAAATAATACCAGCAATTTAATTTTCTTGCTGATTGATGTAAATGTCATTTGCTCCTACTCCTATACTGTAATCAAATATTGAAAAATCGTTTTGAATTAAATCAATATTATAACCATAATTTTCATTCAATGTTAATCTCACATGGTGTGTATTTTCTGTTCGTGTGAATACATAATTTGGTGGCTGGTCTTCTAAGGTTATACCAGTTTCGGGATCGTATCCAAATACTTGTATACGCATAAATTCTTCTGCTTGTAAATCCAATAGACTTGTAAGTAATGCGAACAATTCTTTCAGTGCCTGGGTTAACTGATCTACAAACATTTGGTTTAAATAAGATTCATTGTCTAAATCAGTTACCCATAGCTCATCTGCATTAAGTAAATCCTCATCTAAACCATCAAATGCTAGAAAATCAAATTTTAAAATATCTGTTGCAGCTACAGCCTCTTCATTAATTTCATCGTAAGGAGAAGTCTTTCTTACTATCAACATTGCACGTAAAAGATCGTCTGGTAAGTCTAATATCTTAGGTGGCGCAGGAGGAGCAGCACTGTGTTTAACTATTGTTGTTTGATAGGCTTGATTCATTATTACAATACCTGCATCGCTCTCTACAGTAATTTCACCAACCATACAAAAGCCTCTGTCATCACAGCTAGGTAAGAGGGTAACCATGCTGCCGCCTATTTCATCAACAATCATTATAAAGTCTGTGCCGCGAACACCGATAGTTGCACTAGGTGTTCTGATACTAACTCTTTGTCTGCTGGTTTTGGCTATCTGTCCGCTGGCATATCTTACTGCACCCAATGTAGCTCGCATTTTTAATGCACCTGTGCCTTGTGCAGGATCATATATAAACTCATCGATCACCATTGCACTATGCTCAGTTACGTCTACACGAGTTTCGTCAGAGAAGTGTAATTGCATACGTCCTTTGGCCGTAATAATTTTGTCGGCCATTTGAACACCAATGCCCAGTTCACCTTTTATCTTTTCACTGTCACGCTTAACAATGCCGCTGCCTTCTATGTCAGCGATTTCGCCTATTTGAGCTATAGCACTGCTGGCAAAAAACAGCAGCACAAATAACAATCTCCACATCAGTCGCTCTGTGTGATATCAACTGTTGCGTCATCGCCACTGAATGTTGCATCAATGGTCTGATCAATTAGCGTTCCTGTTTGTGTAACGTTGTATGTCCCACCCGAACCTGTAATGTTCAAGTCAACTGTGTTACCGTTGGTTCCGCCATTGCCACTTGTATCAATTGTTAAATTGTTAGTGTTGCCCGCTGTGTTTGTAAGACCGCTTGTGCCATCATCAATTACAACTGTTACATCAATTGCTTCGCCATCTACAGTAACATCAAATACTTGACTATCCCCTGTCACAGTAAAGTTAATAATACTGCTGTCAGCCGAAGCGGTTTCGCCAATAGCAAATGTGAAATTGTTGTATCCGCCAGTGGTATCTATGTTAAGGGTTACAGTATCACAATTGCCTGCGGTAGTTGAACTACATAAAAGATCAACATCGTTATTGCTTCCTGTAAAATCCCATGTGCCTGTATAATTGGCTCCTTTTATAGTTGCATCAATCGTATTGCTATCTCCAGTTTGTGTAATACTGAATGTCATGTCGTCACCTTGAATAACCATATCGGCTAAACTGGTTCCTATTTTGTTGTTATCACCGCTTTGGGTAATGTCTAAGTCTAATGTGTCACCTATTTGACTGATATAAATTTCATTTGCTAATGCAACCGAACTAATAAGACCAAATAAGGCGGCATATATTATTTTTTTCATTTATCGTTGCCCTCATTGTTTAAATGTCCAAAAACCTTTTCGATTTCCTTCATAAATTAGTTCTATTACTCCTGCCTCTATTGCTGCCCTCACAGCATAATTGGTAGGCTCATTGACACTGTATCCGCTCTCTATTTCCAGTGCCTTGGTGCTCATGTCTAAGAACTTAAAAACATCTGCCCCACTCCTATGGCTAGCTATAGTCTTCTCTGCTGCCACGCTCATTAACACTCTTCCAGTGCCAACGCTCACTAAACGCATGCCAACTGTCACAGTATCTACTCTGTATTCAGTAGCAGCGCCTATTCCAAAATATCTTGCACCATACCCTCCTGTGGTCTGGTTGCTGTCATATCCTATAATTCCGCCTTCTAAAACCACTCCTGCGAAGAGCATTGGCTCTAAAGGACTTGGATCATCATAATTTTCCCTTGTGCTTCGTATAAGTTGTCTTTCTCTTATAATGTTGTCTAAACTAACACGCTCGACAACATTAAACCATTCGCCTTCGCCTGCCTCCAGTAGTGCATCAATAAGCCATACTTCTGCGCCTTGTGTAACAGCTGAACTTAGATTTGCTACACTGTCAGCAGGCTTACGCTGTCCAGTTTTGTCTGAAAAACTGTAAACACCTATTGGCACTGGATCGCCATCTGGTCCAGGTAGTGCTCTCAACTCAGCTTGCATAGGATTTACTTGGACTTCAGGTTCGCTATCCATTGCTTCTTGAACGCTTTGTGGCACCGTGCAACCTGTTAAAAATAAAATTCCAAGTATCATTAAATACTTCAAAAGGCAAACTCCCCTGATCCCGGTATGCTGATTTCAGTATAACCGTCAGGACCATCAACAACAATTGTAATTTCTCCTGTGGTTGTATCTTTGCTCCAAGTAATGGTGCTATCCTCAATTTCAGTAGTTCCGCTTGTAGGACAGGTAAGCCCAGTGTCATCAGTGCATGATTCAAACATAGCGTCTACCATTTGCTTGCTCAATGTTGCATATATGCGAGACTCTACATTTTTAATAAATTTGTTTAATGTTGAATTTTCTAGCTCGCGCTCTAGCCTACGCTCTTCTGCTTCAGCTGCCTTTGCAATGTCCTCTGTTCTGTTAAATTGTAATTGTTCTAAACTCAAAACATGGGTGCTATACCCAATACCACTAAAACTGGGATTTTTAAACTGATGAACTAGATCTGCTCCTGCATGTGACACTGACAGTGACACAAACATAGGCAGCAACATGGCGATGTTCGCTATTCTTTTCATACATGGCCCTCCATGTATATTTATCGAAACAGTTCTTTTATAACTGCTTACTTTACGGCTGGGTTAACTTGATAGAAAACTTCAGGATCTTGTGTAGGAATTACAGCAGGAATACTGCTAGCAAGAGCGCCATCTGCAAAAAGTTGAGCTAATGCTTTGCCAGTATCAGCTGTCACACCACTGTTTGATCCTAATGCAATACTAGTTAATGTTTGCCATGCGCCGCCACCTTCACTTGCTTTGTAGAATTCAAAGTTTGCTTCAATATAAGCATCAAGCACTGCTGTTGGTGCTGCACCAGGTTTTTGGAATACTGCTGTAATAGTATCGCCAAACTTTCCAAACCTATCATTGAATACTGCTTTGCCTATGGCTTGTCTGCGCTGCTCGTCTAATCTCAATGCATTACATATACGAGTAAAGTCTACTAGGTTTACACTTTTTTGTGGTTTGTCTGGAGTGCCGCGACTTTTAATAAATTCACTATCACCTTGGTGTCCACCTTTGGAGTATCCATTTAGTGCATCCGTTAGTTCTTCAAATTGTGCAATTATTTGTCTTGCTTTTTCTGGGTTAACTCCGCCTTCGCCTAGTCTACCGCTACCTTTTGTAGTTGCAACTTTTAACTCAACTGGTGCACCATCAACATCAAGATCGCCTAAGCCTTTTTGTGTAATATTCTGACTTAGAATAGCAAATGCATGTTCACCTTTACCTGCACGTTTTTGGCCAGCACCAAAGTTTATAAATTCTAAAAACATCTGTTTGTTAATAGGGTCGTTGTAGAACAATTCGTCTAAATTGAAATGGCCATTTTGAAGAAATAACTTGTGATTTACACACTTGTTATTTTCTAAGTTTTGTAAGAATTTTTTCTTTTGCGCTAAATTTAAACTATTTGCTATTACAATTTTTTCTGCTATCATTTTGATTGCAGCATCGTTATACTCGTCTTTAAGAGCACCTTCTAGGCTGGGCATAAGTCTATCAGTAACACCTGTCTGATGCACAATGCTGTAAACTCTGTCAAGCAGAGCTTGGTTTTCTTCTGTATTTACATCTAGTTGTTGAACTTTTGTCAAGATTTCACGCTTGGCTTCTTCTGGATCTACATATTCAACTAATTTAAAATCATTGTAACGCATATACTATTTATCTCCGCCTATTAACCTTGCTGCTTTTACAAATTTGCGCTGTAGTAATGCCTTAACAATTGGAAAAATTGCAGGCCTATTTGTTACCCTTGCACTACGGTCTATGCGCTTAGACAAAAAGTCTGTTCTGTCTAAATAGATATGAGTGCGTATGCCTTTTTGTTTTGCAAGTTTAAGCATCACATCCAACGGTTCTGCTTCTGTTTTTGCATGGCCTGTAACTATTTTTCTATATTGTGCTTCGCCTTTGGGTGTTCTAGCATTAGGATCAGCTGGATCAACACGATTAGGATCACTGTCTAAACCTCCTACCATAGCAGGCATTTTGTCTGCTTCAATTTCCCATGATGCTACATCTTGTATATCTTTGACAGGCCATACATGAATTGCTCTTACAAATTTTTTTAAGTTTGTAATTTTGTCAGCACCGCCTAGGTTCAATCTTGTTTCACGCTCTCCGTGATAAAATCTTGCAAATCTATGCGGCTCCATGTCAAATTTTCTTGCCTGGCTATTCAAATGTCTTTGTAATTTTTCTTCATCAATTTCAAATGTAACAGTCATAGATGACCCTGCATATGTGTTTCCGGGTGTTCTACTAAAACTGATAAAACTGTCCTTTTTTACAGGTTGCCCGCCATCTGATACTCCGGGCTTGAATCCATCATCGCTTAGTATGGCAGCGGCATGCGCATAGCTGGTTGAATGATATAGCAATTTGTCGCCGCCGACAGACACGATTCTATCTTGTTCTGGTATAACTTCTTTATAACGCATACAGTATTTATTCTAAATAAGAATACAGCAACGGATTTACTGTTTGCAATGTTGTGCCTAACAACTTATCTTGTGCCAAAATGTTTTGTTTAAAATCTTTAAAAAGTTGTTGATCAAATTTGTATGAGTGTAAAAATTTTGAATTTACATCGTCTATAACTTGCTCTATATAAGATTCAGGTAAAGCATTTATACTCATATAATCAGGATCTACTATTTCTTGTGCTATCCAAATTATATTTTTTCCGTTTACATAATTTTTTATATTTTGAAGGTCGTGAAAATTTAGAGCTTGAACCACTGTGCTAACATTTTGCATACCTTTGATATTGTATTTTTTAAAAAATTTAAGCCAACGATCTAGATTAGAATCTATAGTATCCCAAGCACAACTTCTTATATAATTGTTTACATGCTTGTATCCGTCCAAACTAAAGTTTGCATATATTCCTTTGGCTTGCATTAGTAGGCTTTCATACTTTTTAGGATACAGCGTCAAGTTGGTGCTGAATGTAAAGAAAGTTTTTTGCGAAGCAACTAATTTTAACACATCTATTATTTCAGGAGTTATAAAAGGCTCGCCGCCTTGATACTTTATGTGATTTAATAGATTTAAATCTAGGTCTTTTATTATGCTATCTAAATTATTTTTAGGAGCAGTTTTACAGTCTAATAATTTTTCCCAACGACTACTGCTTATCTCATTGCACATTCTACAGGCTAGATTGCATTGATTGCTTAAACTTATATCAAGATATTCTAACACACCAGGTTGCTGTTTGCACCACATATTAAATGCATTGCGAGCACTCATTTGTCCACTTTCTTCTGCGTGTTTGCACCCAAGACACCCGTCATGCCATCCTTGTTCCATTTCTTGCTTAATGGTTTGCATCAACGGGCTGGACAAAAAATCTTTATGATCGGTGTTAGCTACCTTGTAACCTGTATCACCACTATAGGCACAACAGGGCTTATATTCCCCGTCTACATTAATATGAAGTTGGTTTGTTAGAGCTTTGCATTGTGGCATTATTCAATGTCGGGAAAAAGACACTCCTGCACAAATACTTGCACATCTTCTTCATCAAGTCCTAAACTGGTCATTGTGCGTGGCGTATGCGGATTTTGTTTTTGATAATGAGCATAGCGATTTTGTGCATCTTTACCTGCTTGCTCGTTGGCTACGTTATTGTATGCACTAATGTATTCTAGATAGTTATCTATGCTTTCAAAACTAAGATCAAGCAACTGCTGTAATTCTTCTTCGCTGTTAACATTTCCTGCTGCTACCATATGTTCTGTAAATATTGCTTTGGCCCAATCTGGTAGCTCGCGAGGTTTGCGCCATTCTAGTTTTGCAACTTCATCTCCAAACGCCTCAATCATTTCATTTGCAGGATTGCTAGTCGGTGAGTAATCATGAAAGTAACCTGTAATTTTATTTTTACCTGCAATAACATCTAATCCAAAGATAGGACCATCGTTGTGCAAGTGTGGAAACACACAACAATGCATCATCCATAGACCTTTAGTGTCTCTTGCATCGACAACATCTACGTGAGCTCGACGATAGGCTTCACTGCTCCAAACTCTATTAATCCAGCCTGGTTGATTGAATCTATTCATTCCTGGTTCTTCTATTTCTTTGCCAGTATCATCAAAACGTTCAATTAGTCTATCTTGAATTTTAATCAGTGTATTCCAAACTTCACTCATAATTTCATCTCTTTCATAATTTTTACAGCAAAATCTTTATGTGCTTTTAAGGGGAAGTGATGACATGGTGTTCTTTCATAATTAAGGTTTGCCCAATTATAAAAACTTTCATCAACATCAAAAGGTTTATAATAATTTGATGTATCTATCATTTTAATCATGTCACTATTATTGCTTGTTTGCTCAATGGGCTGCATTGTATTACACATTATATATCTTATTTTATGCTGTGCAAATAAATTTTGAAGTGCAATGATGTAGCAAGTCCAGTGATCAATTAACATTGTTATATTACACAATGCAGGTGCATCATTTAATAGCCTTTTATACTCTTTAGAAAAGTTGTCTTTATTAGCCCCAACACTAAAAGGAATATAGTTATTGTCATATCCCTCAGGATGGCCTGGAAAAATTTTATTATCTTCTCTTAACTCTAATCTAGTAGGACTAGTCCACCCTATTATAAACAATGTGTCATCAGAGTCAGTGACCTGCGCTACAACTTGGTTAGCTATGCGAAATATATACTGGTTACTTGCGCCGTTTAAAGACAGATTATAATGTGTTGCTTTAAGCCTTTTTGCAATTTGTCCTGCAAAGCTATTTTGTTTATTAACTTTACTTGTTCCGTTTATACCGTCAATCATGCAGCCATTAGTATGACTGCACCCTATTGAATATACAGTTTTAACCATCAAGTTCTTCGAATAATTGCATTGCAAACTCGAAGCAGCGATTGGCTTCGTCTGCCATTGAGTCTTTTAGCCTTGCTCTTACCGTAAGTTTCAAACCTTCTACATCTTCAAACTCATACATTTTACCCGAGCCGGGGTTGCGTTTGTTGATCATTTGTCCGCCATACATATCACCAAAATGTCTTACGTAAATGTGTGCAAGCAAGTCATCAATTTCAGTTAGACTCATTACATGTCCTGTATATTGAGCAACCACCGGACAAAGCAAGTCGACATTGCGTTGAATATCAAATTCTGATTCTAATTCTTCCAAGTCTTCTAATATATTTTTTGCTCTACATATAGTTTCTATACCAGCAAGAGCAGAAACATCTTTTGCTCTACTTTCTAAAACTGCGTATTGCACATATTGATTATAAATGTATCTGTGATACTCTTCAGGAGTCATTCCTTTTAGCAGTTTACGGGCATGTTCTGTGCGTTCTGCTTTTTGATGATTTGCCCAAGTAAGTTCTTTGAGTTTGCTCATTCTTCTTCTAATCTAACCTGTAAATGAAAACCATTGTTTCTTGCAGCTTGTGTAGTTTCGATACTTTTTTGTTCTGCAATTTCGTAACTGTAAACACCAACGACACCACTGCCTTCGTTGTGTATAGTCATTGTAATTTTTTCTGCTGTAGCGGCAGAGTGTTTGAATATTTCCATTAACACACCTACAACAAACTCCATAGGCGTAGTATCATCGTTTAGGAAAACAACTTTATATTTTTTTGGCTGTTTCTGTTTGATTTTAATTTTTTCGTCTAATACAACTTCTGTATCAACACTCATTCATTCATCTCCTATAATTGGGGGAGGTATTTCACTCCCCCTAGACTTTTTAGCCTTCGATCATTCCAACTTCACGGATATTAATCTTCTTTGGCTTCTGTGCTTCTGGCACATTACGCACCAAATTGATATGTAGCATACCGTTTTCTAGTTCAGCATCTTCAACTTCAATGTGTTCAGCTAGTGTAAACTGTCTACGGAAGTTTCTGTTGCCAATGCCTTTATGTAGGTAATTTTTACCTTCTGGAACTTCGGGCGATGTGCCTTCGATTGTTAGGACATTTTTCTCCAAAGTGATGTCAAGGTCGTTCATAGAAAATCCAGCAATAGCCAATGAGATAGTATACTCATCGTCGTTTTCTTGGACAACATTGTATGGAGGATATCCTGAGCTTTTTGAATTTGAAAACTCTCTATCGAGTTGCTCAAACATTCTATCAAAGCCAATTGTGGCACGAGCGAATGTAGGTAAGTCTAGAGTTGTTAATCTTGTCATGTCATTTCTCCTTTTTAAGCAAGATATGTTGAGCCCTTTCGGCGCTCATGTTTATTTACCAATTGTGCTTCCTTCATACACTGAATTATGTGTTTGTGAACAACGTATAAAAGTTGCACACTTGGGCAACTGCTTGATTTTCTTTGCACCCGTATAGGTGCAGGTGCTACGCACACCACCCATGATTTCCTGCACTGTTTTAGCTACAGGTCCTCTGTATGGCACAAGCACTGTGCGACCTTCCGACGAACGATAGTCTTTAAGTCCGCCAAAATGTTTTTCATTAGCTGTTTCGCTACTCATACCGTAAAACTTACGATATTCTTTTCTGTTGATAACCGGCTTGTAAATTTCGTCCTCTTTCATAAAATAGAACTCACCAGTTCCTTCATATTTGAAAATGGATTCTCCTCCGCCTTCATCGTGTCCTGCAAGCATTCCTCCAAGCATGACGAAGTCGGCTCCTGCGGCAAAGGCTTTTGCGACATCTCCAGGCGTCGAACACCCGCCATCAGCAATAATGTGACCGCCGAGACCATGAGCAGCATCAGCACACTCAATAACAGCCGAAAGTTGTGGATAACCCACACCAGTTTGAATACGAGTAGTGCAAACACTACCAGGGCCAATGCCCACTTTAACAATGTCGGCTCCAGCAAGAATCAATTCCTCCGTCATTTCTCTAGTGACAACATTACCAGCAATAATCACAAGATCAGGAAAATCTTCGCGGACCTTTCTTACATGGTCAGCAAAATGTTCACTGTATCCATTTGCAATGTCCATACAAACATATTTTAATTTGTTATCACATTCTTTCTTAACTTGGATAAGTTTATTATAATCACTATCACCTGTGCCAATACTCATTGCAACACATTCAGTGCGTTCAATAGGACCATTGAAATATTCAACTAGTTCCTCTACGCTATAGGTCTTTACTAGACAGGTGAATATATCGCCTTCGGCAAGTTTGTCAGCCATTTCAAATGTGCCAACACCATCCATATTACTTGCCATAATTGGAATACCACGGTAATGGTAGTCTCCAATATCAAAGTCTGGTTCATAGTTACGAAAGTTTGTTTTACGTTCGAGACTAACTTCAGAACGACTTTTGAGAGTGCTACGCTTGGGACGAATTAGGACGTCCTTGTAGTCTAGTTTAAGGTCTTCTTCGAGACGCATAATTACCTCTTACCAGTTAGCTGCTTCTTTGAGACGCTGCTTGCGATGACGACGGATTGCAGCTTCTTTGGCTTTACGTTTCTTTGTGCCTTTGCTTTCGTAATATTCACGCTTACGAAGCTCTTGTAAAATTCCATCCTCTTGCACTTTCTTTTTGAACTTGCGAAGTGCTTTGTTGATGTCGTTGTTGTAAACTTCTACAGCAAGGCCTTTGATGCCTTCTTCAAAGTTTTTTTGTTTGCGATTGTATCTGCTCATGTTTTCCTCTCTAAGATTTTATCGTAAAGCCAATCTAAGTTGTAAACTCTGTTCAAACTTAATTTATTATAAGGGGTGTTTTCGTCATTTGTCAAGTAAAAAACATTTGGCAAGCTGACGAAATAGCTTGCAAAATTACGTGTGATTACATCTAAATTATCAATATCTAATATGGTATAATCAGCTAACCTAGCTGTGTTGATAAGCCAGTCCCAATCTCTGTCTTGCTCGGCTTCTGGGTCGTAGATATAAATGTTCACAGGATCATCAAAATTTTCTATAAGTTTTTGCGTCTGTTCTTTGATACTGTCGCTAGGTTGTATCAAACAAAATGTCAATGCAGCATTGTGCAACATGTCAGGAGGAGTAATAACGTTTATGTGAGCCATATGTTTTAATCAGATGTGTTTTCAAAATCTTCCCAAGGAAGACTGTTAATTTTACCAAGTATATATTGCTCTTTCCAAAACTTTGCGGTCTGATCTGGATATTTCAATTTCCATTTTCTTTTCAGCTCTGTATAATTTAGATCCTGTTCTTTTTCTTCTAATTCACTTATTCGTTCTTGTTTTTGGGAGTCAGAAAGTCCGACGGTAGTGCTTCCTCCATTATCGTTGGTTCCAGTATCGTGATACATTTCGGCATAGGCGAGGATATCTTCTCCTGGTCCGGCTCCGTCTTCATGGGTGGCTCCGTTGGTGTCACTAGATCCTCTGTCGACACTTCTGGATTGTGCATGTTCATCATGCTTATTATCAATGCTTTCATTGTCATCTTTATCTCCTACTGTGAAGCCAGGATTATTGACTATAGCTTGTGCCCTTGCTTGCTCATAGTTTTTCCACTCTTTTTGCCGAAGATACTCCTTATTAGCCATCTTATTGGCTCGGCGCATTTCGAATGTTGTCTGGCTTGCTATCAACAGAAGGACTGCCAGGGGATCAAATACAAAAATAATCATAATAATGACCCATCTTACTGCCTCTTCTAGTAAATCTTGGTTAGCGGTTTCTCCGTAAACAAACTCTGCAAGATATTTTACTGGTCCTACTTCTGCTTCTAGTTTTCTATACTCTGCTTGAAGAGTATACTTTTGTTCTGTAAGTGTGTCAATAGAATTGTTTGCTTCTATAATTTTTTGTTGTTGCTGTTCTACTTCTGCTTCTACTTCTTCATCAACGCCTACTGTAAGACTATCACGTAGTCTTTGTATAAGATCATTTGATTGTGTAATTTGTGTATCTGCACTTTCTCGTAGCCTAGATATTTCTTTTCTTGCTGAAACAATTATAGGAGATTCTGTTCCCCTAACTTGATCTATGGTAGCAAGAATTTCAAGTTGTCTACTTTTAATTTCGTCTGTCTTTTGCCCTCGCAATGATGCAACAAGATTGCTCAACCTTGTTCGTTCATTGTTAACTTCAGTTTGTGCTTCTTCTCTTAGAATACTAACTTGTTCTTGTAAATCTTCAATTACTAGATTTTGTTGATTGATCCATGCATCGGCTGCGTTTCTTGTATTTTGTCCTGCCCATCCATCAGGATTAGCACCAATAGTTCTTTGTGCCTGTCGTATTTGCTCACGTTCTCTACTGGCAAGTTGTGCGTTTACTCTAGTTATACTTTCACGTATAAGAGCAATATTATCTAATAGCGGATTACTTGCACTGTTATCCACAACCAAGGCACTTATACGTTCTTCATATTGATTGGCTTGCTCTGCTAGACTGCGTAGCTCAACATCTAAAGACGCCAGCTGTTGCTCATAAGGTTCGGTTCTTTTTGCATCGTCTTGTCTTGCATTGGCTATAATGGCATTTTGTTCATCAATAGCAGGCTGAATGCGATCGTATGCTGTATCAATTCGCTCTTGCTCTTTGTCAATTTGAGCTTGTATTGCATCGTTGCCTTGTCCTACACTGGCAAGAGCTTCTTCTATCTTTATTTCTGCTCTTTCAATGATTGCTTGTGATCTTGCAATTTCTGTGTCAATAATCTGTAATTGAGCAATACCTTCCTCTGCGGCAGCCGTTTGCTCAATGTGTGCTTTTGATAGGAAACCAAAAATACCCATACTTGTAATAAACATGAGCACAAGGACACTGATACTGAGATAAGTTTTAAGCCACCACTTGGCTTCACGCCAATACCTATGCAACCAAACAGCAGTCACAAGTTTTCCTATTTCTAATACTCCTCCCATGATTAGAATTGGTATAGCGGCGGCAGCAAAGATTGCTACCAGACCGCTAACACTGTAATAAATTGCAACGGCAGAGATAGATAGGGCCGTGATTAAAACTAGTAAACCTAAAAACATTTATTGAAATTCCTATTCCCAACGGTAGAAGATATGTCCTCCGATTCTTCCTACCAATTGTAATTCTTTTGCCCAACTCGGCGAAACATAAGTTGCATGATAGTGTGTTGCACCTTCGGTCAGTCCATTATACTTATCGAAATAAAACACATTCCATGCCAACATTTGTGCATCCGCCCATAGATCGGCATCCTGAGGGTTATCACTTTTTCCATCACAATACCAACTGAATTGGCATTGGTTTCTAATCATATTTCCGTTTGAATCTTTACGTCCTTGTTTTACTACTTCGCACACTGTATTAGGATAACGTGTATCTTCTACACGGTTAATAACTACATCTGCAACTGCTGCTCGGTCAGCTAGATTACTACCACGTGCTTCGTAGTATATATTTTGTGCAAGACAAAAGGCATCTGGATGTGCATCTTTGTCAAACAAACTTTCTGCTACAACTTGGCTAGCCATCAAAACACCTGCCAACACTAAGATTAGAGTTTTCATTATTATACCTCATATATTATTTACGGTTAAGTAATATGGTTATAAATGCGCAGTTTAACCTCTGCGCATTCTAGCAACTTCAATAGCATCTTTCTTATTGCTAATAGGAACCATGTTAGATTTATGCATGGTTGCAATACCAGTGATATACGTGCCTGTATACTGTTGTGACTCTTTCTTAGGTGCATAGCCATCAATCTTATCGCTGCAACTAGGAATGTCAGGATTACGCTGGTAATTGTTTTTTGTTTGCAACGGCTGACTCTTGGGTTTGATCTGTGTTGGATGCACACCCATCTTCTTAAGCCATGCTTCGTGTTCAACTTGAGCTTGACGATCTCTTTTTGTAAGACCTTTCTGTTTGCGTTTCTTGTAATTGGTTGTGGTCATATGTGGACCTACAAGATGCATACTCATATTAGACTCCTGCGTTGTTACTGTTCTTTCATTATAGCAGATAGTCAGTGTTTGTCAAGTTCTTTTTTTGGTTTTCAAATGTTCTGGCAGGTTTTTTTCATTACTACGATCACGCTTAGGTGGCATCTTTTTTCCTATTAAAGATCCATATTTTTGTGACCATTCATCGTAGTAAGCCAAGCGACCTAGTAGGTAATCATACTTTTCGGTGCCTGGCTCTGTGTTTTTAAGCTCTGCTCTTGCAGCACTTTTTCTTCCGTGAATCCAACTTTGTATTTCTCGTATAGTTGACGGTCTGGTATTGAACAATTCAGTCCTCCATTAGGTTTTGAGCTTCTTCATATGCTTCTCTACTTACCACACCTTCACGTAATAACTTCTCTCTATTGGCCATGTGCTTCATTGCAATTTCTTCTTTGCTACCGCCGAAGTAAGCAACACAATGTCCTTCTTCGATCATAATGTCTGTTACTTTTTCACGCTGTCCTTCGTAACGCTCTACATAAAAGTCGCCTAGGATACGTCCGAACTTGCCTTTCATATCTTCACCGTCTTTGTTTTCTGTAGTGATTAGTTTGCCGCCTTCTGCTAATAATTCTTTGAGTCTTTCTTTTGCTGCTGTGCCAAAAAGTTTTTCTACTTTGTCTCTTGTGCGTGATTCTGGTGTATCAATACCCATTATTCTAACACGTTCATCTTTTAACCATACGCCAAAGCCTAGGTCAATATCTACATCAACTGTATCTCCATCTACACATTTGAGTAGCACTACATCATATTCGTTTTGTTGCATTTCTGCCCTCCTAAAGTAATATGCCCGTATTATTTAGTCACAAATAAAGGGGCGCCGAAACGCCCCTTGATACTTGTTTTTCTTCTATTGCTTAGAAGCTGAAGCTGATACCTGCTGTTGGAGCAAGTTCTTGTGCAACCATATCGTAGTTTGCACCGGCAGTGAATGTTGCACCACCTAGTCCATACTCATATGAAGCACCAATGTTTTGGATCCACTCAACGTCAGCCTCGTCAATTGACTGGTTGTTGCCGTTGGCATAAGCAGTTAGTGAACCAAGGCTAGCAACAACTTCGTAACCAATTAGGTCACTTGAAGTTCCAGCTACTGTGTCTGATACATAACCTGCTTCTTCCCAAGTAAGATGTCCAGTAAGGCCAATGTCATTGAAGCCATAACCAGCACTTGCACCTAGCAATAGTGTATCGTCTGCTAGATCCATTTCACCTGCTACTGTTATAGCTGATAGTTCTGATACATCACCGATGGTGTATGAACCCTGAACATTGCTAAAATCAGTAACGTCGGTTGTCCAGTCAGTTAGACCAACTGCAACTGCTGCACCGCCTACAGTAACTTTAACTGACTCGGCGCCGCCTGGTGCAGAAAGTGTTGAACCATCTTCTGCTTCTGAGAATAGGTTAATGTCGTCACCTAATGCAACGCCTACACCGCCTAGTTCGGTTCCGACTTCCCAGTTATCTAGTGTAACTGCATTTCCGTCGGTTGCACTTAGACCAAGATCGATGTAAGCAATATCGCCTGCATCAATACCTAAATCAAGACCCATAGTGCCGCCAATTGAACCGCCTGCAGTTTCAGCAAAATCTAGTGAAACTTCGCCACTTACAACTGGCATTACGACTGTCGGTGCTGGTGCTTCTTGTGCTGAAGCTACACCAGCTACCATGGTAGCCGCTAAAATGGTAAATACCTTGCGCATAATATTTTTCCTTCTTTTTATTATGAGGCAAAATGAAAGGGCGCAAAAGGTGCCCTTTCAAATTACTCTTTATTTATAACACACTAATTTTGCTTTGTAAGTTTTATGAGCATATTACCCTGTGGATAGTATTATAAAACCAGTGAGTGTTGCTTAAAAACAACACTTTAAAGCAAAATGTGTTTACAGTTCGCTCAAAAGTTGTTTAAACTTCTTTTTGCTTTTTCCACGTAACTTTGCGTCACGTATTGCATCAACTCCTTCTTGAGTTAAATCTCCTACTATGATCATTCCAATCATGCCCATTGTTGCGTGTGGTGTGCAAACATAAACATAAACACCTGGAGTATCAAATGTAATTGTAACGTCTTTTGAAATCTTTGATTTCTTTGGCAGTTCGTAGCCATCTGGACCGTCAATAAATTGCACATTGTGACCTTTGTCTGTTGCTAACCAAGTAACTGATTCGCCTGGTTCAATAACGACGATTTCTTCTGAGAACACCATCTTACGCTTTTTGTCTTCTGGGTCCTTGTTCCACATTTCAACTGTCCTTGATTCAGCAAAGGCACTTGTTGCCATTACTAACAGTAGTCCTAGTGTAGTTAAAATCCGCATCTTTATCCTCCTACATAGATTGCGTCTTTTGGACGATACCAATTCTTTTGATTGTGTAGTCGTCCTAAAAGTTCCTGAACTTCTCGAGTTGGTTCTAGTCTGTGCAGTGCATTCTCGATAAGTTCTAAATCTTTTACTGATAACTCAAACTTCTTGTTCGGTTTCATTCAACATCTCCCTCGTAATTTTGTTTGCGGGCATACAAGCCACATTTAATATTGTATCGTTAAATCCTGCCACATCAATCACTTCTATTGCAAGTCTGCTGCTGTTAGCAGGATCATTGATATATGCTTTGCATTCGTTTTGTGTGTCAAATTGTAAACTTTTTATTGCAAATGGATCTGCTTCCAACATTGCAAATACGATTAACCACTTCATTTTTTAACATTCAAGTTGCTAGGAGAATATTGTTCTCCGTTATAACCACTGCCACTGCCGTCTACGCCTGAGTTACAAGCAAATACAACAACACATAAAAAGAATGCGCTCCACAGTGTGACTCGTTTGCTCCATAGGATAAATCCATCCATTGCTTCTTCGGCTTGCTTTTGTGCTGCTGCTCTTACAGTATCACTCATATTAATCTCCGTGTGTCTAAGTATTAATATATAGCATACAAATTTTACAATGTCAAGTTGTAGAACTGCGCTAAAGTGTAGCAGGCATGGTAAACAATGCGTTTATATACCTTCGCTTGGAGCAATAGGTTTTCTTGCAAATATTACCCATTTAAAGGCATGCATGGTTTTGATAGGCAAGGTAAATACTGTAACACGGAGAACACAATGAAAATTATTGATATCCTTAGTGAAGATCCACGCATGCCATCCTCGAGAGATGCATTTGACCGTATGATGTCAGCAAGAACACCTGCTACATACGGTGATGAATTTTCAGCAGGTCCAGGTGCAACATATGGAGATGAATTTGATGCACCACCAGGTGCAAACTACGGCGACGAATTTGATGCACCACCAAGAGCATATGGAGATGAATTTGATTCGCCTAGAGGTTCAAGACGGGCAGCTGGTCCTTCATCTAAAACTAAGCAACTATTAGATAAATTAGGCAATCTAGTCACTGGTATGGTTGCAATTGCTGGTCAACATTATCAATGGATGAATCCTGGTAAAGGAAGACGTAGAGCTAGAGGCGATAGAGATGCATCAGGTTTTGATCAAGGCAGATCTACTACAACTCCTCCACGCCGAAGATCGCAAGGCAGTCAACGATACGATGCTTACAATATTCCGATGTATAAGGAAGTTCGAGCCAACAGAGATTGGGATATGACTTTAGCGCAAATGGACGATCAAGATAAACTTGACGCTGTAGCAACCACCTTTGCTCTACGTAGCAAGTTATCTATTGAATCAGCTATTGAACTACGTAGATTGGCACACTACAGAGTAGAAAAACTTTCTAAATACATTAAAAATCCACAAGATGATATAGTGTTACAGGGTATACTTATAGCGTTCCATCAAAACGATGATGTTGAAAAGCTAAAAAAACTTTATGCACTTATCAACAAAAAAGACTTTCTTGACGATATGGCAAGCCGTTGGCCTGAAGTAAAATATTACGTAGATCCGGACAGGAAAAGAAACACTGGCTGGGTAAATGCAACTGTTGAAATTGGTGATGACGTAGACACATTTGGCAACAATTTCAAAGAATGGTATAAATCATTAAACCTTGAAGATAAACTTAAGGTCATTATAAATCCTGATACCTACAAAGAGTTTTTCGGCGCTGACCACGACGAAGAAAAAATAGGTAAAACTTTTTAAAAAAAGCGCAAAACTAAAGGGGAGTTTTTACACTCCCCCTTTTTTATTTCTTACCAGGCCGATGGCATTCAATCATCATAACTTGATATTTGTCCGGTGGACCAGCCATTGCATTTAACCTAGCGAGCTCATCCATTGCATTTTCGTAGGGCAGTCTAGCAGACACCGTTTTAGGCGGTGCCCACCAGTCTCTATCATCATAATGGATGACAACATATAAATTGGTTAGTTTGGAAGGGATGCGTCAATTCCTTTTACATACCAATTCATACCAAGCAAAGTTCCATCTGTAAGATGCTCTTCGCCATTTGCACAGTCCTCTGGAACCGAACCGTCTTGCATAAACAATCCTTCACATGGAAATGCGTGACGCTCACCATTAGCAAGTGACTCTTCAAGTGCAATGGCACGATCGACTAGATCCTGTCCAAGCACTTCGACATTGTAGCTCTCAAGGGCTACCATACCCTTTTCGCCACCTTGACCGTCTTTGGTAAGACCCCACCAGGTGTCTCCGCCTTCCCAGGTGCCGTTGATAACTTCACCTACACGGTCAACATAGTAACTATCCCAATCATCTACAATACTCACAAGATGCGCACTAGGACCAAAGCGGCTCATGTTTGACGCTTGTCCGAATCCGTATACACCAGCTTTTTCTGCAATACTTAATGGCGCTGGCGAGTCTGTATGCTGCACAATGATATCAGCACCTTCATCAATCAATGCCTGTGCTGCTGATGCTTCAACTGCTGGGTTGAACCAGGTGTAAACCCAAACAATGTCAACTTCAACATCTGGATTGTGCTTTTGTGCTTCCAACATAAATGCGTTGATACCGCGCACCACTTCTGGAATAGGGAATGATGCGATGTAACCAATCTTGTTGGTTTTGGTCATTTCCGCTGCAAGCATGCCTTCTACAACACGCCCTTCATAAAAACGTGCTCCAAAGGTAGCCATGTTTTCAGTTTCGCGAATATAACCAGTTGCATGTTCAAATGCAATGTCTGGATATCTAGAAGCAACTTCGTTGGTTGCATCCATGAATCCAAAAGAGGTCGTAAAGATAATATCGTGTCCAGCTTCTGCAAGTTGAGTAATTGCTTCAACTGCTTCAGGACCTTCTGGCACGTTTTCTAGGTAGGTAGTAGAAACTTCATCACCGTATGCTTGTTCTACAGCTTGACGTCCAATGTCATGGCGGTATGTCCAACCAAGGTCGCCAACTGGACCTACGTAAACAAAACCTACTTTGGTTTCTGCTGCTGCTTGTGATGGAGTGAGAATAGTCAATGCCAACGCTGCTAACGCTGAAAACCGCATCATCGATGCGGCGATTGTTTTAAACATTTTGGGTTTCCTTTCAGATGTGCTATAACCTATGTTTCATCTTGGAGGCCCGTTCTGTTGCTAGGTGGAGCCCATACCCCCTGTGGTTACGCTGCTAGAGCGAACTCAGATGGTGCAAAATTATCGTTTGCATCTAGTTTGATTGACTTATTACGCAGTCATCCGGTTAACTCCACTTCACTTTCACACCTGTCGATCCTGATCAGCCCCATCATAAAAACACTATCCGCAGCATTTTGGCTTTTGTCTGCCTGCTCTCCAAGCACGGAAATCAATAACCCATTTCGTCACACACATTCCCAGTAGTGCGGCTAAACTTGTGTATTGTATTCCTGTCCAAATCAATGCCATTATAGTGTCCTTATGGTGGAGCTGCCGGGAATCGCACCCGGGTCCAGTATGTGTCCACGTTGCTTCAACGCTAACAAAGCTATTTATAACATGTTATGTAAATGAGGTCAACCTTTTTGGTGCATATCAGATATGCATTACCACTTTTCTGCTGTGCGTTTTTTGATATCTTGTTGAGCACGGATGGCATTCATAAGGCGAAGTATTCTGCTTTTCTTTTCACCTGGGCGATGATAGTTATTTTTTTGGACCCAGGTTTTGTCTCTTTCAAGTTCTTTGGCAAATTGCTCGCCTAATAGTTTTTCTAAATACGACAAGTCGTCGTTACTGAGTTCTTGTATTTTCTTTGAAACCATTTTGTATGTCTTCCCATGCTTGTTCGAACTGTTCTTCATAGTCATACAGAGGAGCGCCGTTACTTCCATCGATCCATAGTCGACGAAAGTATCCGTTGTAACTATCTATAACTGTCTGAGGTGATGCGTCGAGGTGACCTTTCACCATGTAGAAAACTTTGTAGTATTCTTTAAGGTCGTTTCTCAACATACTGTATTTACATTTTTTAAAAATGCTGGCGCTAACATCAAGTGAAACTGCTTACATAAGCATACAGACGGTCGTAAGAATTTGTAGTTTCGCCACCTACCTGTTCAAATAACTTTTGTGCTGCTGTTTGATCTTTGGTATATATCACAGCACAAGTATAGTTCCTGCTGGTGATCAACTCTGCTATATCATTAACATCAGTTTCTGTAGCATTTAAAACTGCTACTTTAGCAGTGCTCTCGCAAACTTTTAATTCTGATTTATTAATTCTTATTGTCATCATTGTGTAAAAGCTCGTCTAGCATTTCGATTAGGGTATAATCTTCATATTCGGGATCAAGTGATAGCTCTCGATGGTCAATCACATCTTCATGACCACCTAAAGCAATATTCAAGTCTGTCATTGTCATGCGCTCACCCAATTGATGCGCAGCCCAAATTTGACTCATCACCACACAATTTTCAATTTTGTCTTTGTCTTTTACTTCTTCTTTAATCAGATACTTGACTGTGGTTTCTTTTGCATCATTTAATCGTTGCACACGATGTGCTATGTTATCCAAGTAATTACTAATCATGTATTATCTTTTAATGTTTGAATTTCTTTTCTACGAGCAGCAATCAATTTGTTGATATCAGAAAGTGCCTGGCGAGCTCTTACTGCACTCACCTTGACACCTTCATTTTCAAATTTTTCGCTTTCTCTAACGTAAACTGCGAAAGCCAGTTTTAATTGTTCATGTAACTCTGTCATTTACGATAAGCTCATATACTTCTTTCCAGTTGACACATTTACGCATACCTACTGGAACGCTATCGTTCATGTTCCAACCATGCTCAATCAATATAGGATTCAATCCTACGTTAAGTCCAGCAATAGCATTAGACATTTTGTCTTCAATCCAATATAGACCACTATCGCTATAGTGTTCATCTAAGAATTCATCTTTATCTGCACCAGTATCTAAACAGTGCAAAACCGGAAATGCTGTTGGACCAAACATCTTATCAAGATTCATTTGACGTAGTTTTTTAGCATTAGGATCCAAGCTCATGCTAGTAATACAATGAAACTCGTATCCATGTTCTTCGTGTAGCCGTTTTACATAATAACGTGCATCACGCAGTGCAGGTAGAAAGCCCATTGCAGCACTTTCATTAAACTGTTTTACCAGTTTTTTGCCTGCATCTTCAGTAATATTAAATCGTTTTGCGATGTTATATTCTTCGTTGCCATTTTCTATCTGTGCATGGCCATGTTGTTCCATCCATACACAAAAAGCATACTCCCAATTAAGTAGCACTCCGTCACAGTCTGTAAGTATAATCTTGTTCATGTTTGCCTTTCTGTTTTGCCTATATCATATTTTAGTAGATTTGCAAGTATTTGTCAACCTACTTTTCTAATACAGGATTGATATAAGGTGCATCAGTGAAAAATTCTGTAAGTTCACGAGCATAAGTTTGTGTATGGGATAGCGGAATACTATCTCCAACCTGGTATTGTGTTTGGGTAGTGCCACGGCCTTCATAACCCTTGTATTCGTAAGTGACATTGAAGTGTGAAATTACCTCTTGCTCTACAGGTGGCAAATAATCATTTTCGCATACAACATTTGAGTAGTTTTCAACATTACCAAATGCTACTGCACCTGCGCCGCCGACTGCAAGAGTCGGAACCAACAATCCACCAGATAGAACGTATCCGGCAGCAGCACCAACTAGAGCACCACTAGGGCTAAGTTCTTGCTGGTAATGAGGATACACTGTGCAGTTTGCATCAGGAGGAAAGAAACTAACTGTTTCGTAATGTGGTTCAATGCTGCGGACAACACCAAACGCCTGTGGTTCTGCACCAATAGCACAACCAGTGAGGGCGCCTGCTACTGCGACACCCGCGATAATTTTAAACATAAGATCTCCGTTCAATAGGCAACATCGCCTATGATTAATAATAACTTTACCTACAACCTCTGTCAACCATTAAGTGCCAATATCGTATTCATATATAATTGCACTCGTATCATGCACAAAAAGTTTGGTTCCGTCGCTGTTAAAATGTATTTGTTCTGGTCTTTTATTTCCCTCTAATGGTATAGTAGCTTCCTGAATTGCTGTGATATTACCACTCAAGTTCCAAGGATCGTCATTTTCAAAAAGGTAAAGTTTACCTCGCCAAGTGCAAATTAAAATATATCTTCCATCATGACTAACTTGGAAATCAGATATGAGTTCATCTGTAGCAGGTTCATAAGTTCCTCCTCTTGGTATTTGCCATGTTGCATTGGCTCCTGTGTCAAGAGACCATACTGTAGGATCACTCTGAGGGCTAGTTGTTGCTGTCATTTGTCTAATTATATCTACCTGTGGTGTCGCACTGGTTGATTGTGTTGCTAACAATACCCAACAACGATATTCGTTCAAACCGCTGGTATACTCATGCTCTTGTCTCATTTGTATTCTTTTTGGATAAATTGTGTTCAAATTTAACCCACCATCTGATATCCAACTAGTAATATCTACTGTAATCTCGGACCCATAGTCGACTGCATTGGTAGAATCTATACCGCCGCCGAAAACTTGAGGCACATAGTCAAGATAAAATGCATAAGCATTATTAACATACTCAGTGCTGATAAATGCATAATAGTTGGTTCTAGTTCTACAGAATGTCCTTCTTTGTTTTGAGGTATTGGTAAGATTTATTGCACTTCCGTCCCCATAAACACTTAAATTTTCTATTGTATATGGAAAACTAAGTTGCCAAACCCATTTATCGCCTTGCCCTGGATACCTATCAAATCCTACATAAAATTGGCCATTACGATTAAAATTATCAGGATAATTTTCTAAATACCACATTCTGTTGGTAGAAGCTATATCTGCATTTCCGCTTGCTTGGAATATTGTTGTAGCTTTTGATCCGCTAGGAATATCTGTATCCCATGTGATAGTGCTTAGGTCGTATGCTGTAGAGCAAACACCTCTACCGATAACGTTTGGACCCTTGTTAAAAAAGAATACTTCTCCTGCTGCAAAAGATCCATGTGCTTCGGCAAAACCTAATCCTTCATTATATTGAGTTCCGTAGCCGTCCGAAAAGTTAAATGTGTAAACAGTTTCTGTGCTCAGTGTAGATAGGTCAAATGGTGTGCTCATTGTTTGTTGCCTGTAGTTCCAATCCACACCACCGTTTTGGTATGTTATGACTGTGCCTGCATCGTTTATATGAACAACGCCTCTAGGATGAGTAGCATCGGACTGTGTCGGACTGGACGATATAGTTGCTATATCATATGGCGTTGACAAAGTAAATTTAAACAAGCCATTAGGAGACTGACCTGGGGTAACTATTATTATTTCAGTTCCAGTAGAGTTAAACTTAAAATATTTTATAAGACCCGAAAACGGAGGACTGGCAAAAGAACTGGTAAAGTAGGTGTTATTGCTTAAAGTGCTTATGTCCCAGGGTGTTGAACATGTGAATTTTTTTAATGTATTACCATATGCGCCAACTAAATTTGTGCTGTCAATAAAAGTTAAAAAATCACATCTGTCATTTGTTGGCATGCTTACACTTGTGGAAGAATCAAATAATTCTGTGCCTTTTGTATATGCGCCTCCGCCAAACTCAACTGTGTATGCACAAAAATCACTATTAGCACCACTGGATGTGATTATACCTTGCCCATTATTGAAGAAGTCAAAATTGTATAATATTTTACTTCCTCCTTTCCTTGTATCACGCTGAGCTTCTATCGTTTGAACGTTAGGTGTATCTGTCCCACTGTATGCTATATTGGTTATATGATATGAAGTGTCAGGGGCGCCGCCTGCACCGGCAGCAGCCATAAGCATTTTATGTATCATGCCATAGCATCTCCGGCTTGGAAGCCAAACCACGATGTTCCGTTATTGATAGTAGTAAATACATAGATATCCATTTCGCCTACACCAGGTAGAGCCGGTGCTGTTCCGTTACTCCATTGAACTTCAGCAGGCCATGTTAGTGTAATACTAAAACTGGTTGCTCTATAAAGATACAAAGTAAAACTATCTACTTGGTTAGTTGTAGCAGTCTCCCCTATAAACTGAAATGTAACGTTGCTTTGTATTGAGCCATAAAAATGACTTGCTGTTCCTACATCAATTTGTTCTGTGCCAAACAAGGTTCCAAGTGATACAAAGTGTTCATCGTAGCTTTTGCGTAAAGATATTCCACCTGTTCCAGAAGGCTGAATCACAACATCACCATTTGTTGTAGTTGTAATATTCACTGTGGTGCCTGTAATAGAGTTGCTATTAACATCCAAGTTGCCGCCAAGTTGTGGAGTTGTGTCTTCAACAACATTTGCAAGTCCGCCACTAGGCTGTGCTACCCAGTCATAATCAGTGCCAGTCCAACTTAAAATTTGACTTCCTAATGCAGTTCCTGTATTTAAATGTGAATCAACATCGCTATTAGAATAATGTGCTAAATCACTTATCTGACTTTGTGTTATACTTAATGCTGCTTGGTGCTGTGTCACATCTGATTCTGTAACTGTGTAACTGGTAAGGTATCTTCCGTCTAGACTTATAGTCGCCGCTGTAGTTGCATCACTGCGAGTGAGTGTAAGGTCACCAGTGCCGCTGTTAAAACTACCACTGGTTATTCTTGTAAGGTTTGTATCATCAAATAAAGCACTAAAGTCTGTTGTAAAAGTTGTAGCATCATCTCTTGTGAATGTTGCAATGCCTGTTGCACCATCTACAGTGCCGCTGGTGATACGTGCTAGATTTGTGTCATCAATGGTCCAACTGAGATCGATATCGTTTGCTGTGCCAGTTTCGTCTGTAAAGACAAGTTTTGTGTTGACACTGTCTGCGGTAAGCGTGGTTGTAGTTTCGCTAGTCAAGTAACCCGAATCGTTTGTAAATGCGCTCACGTTACTCGGTGGTGTATATGTGCTGTTGATTGTTATGCTATCAGCTGTAGCGTTGGTAGTAATACTAATATCAGTGCCGGCAACAAATGTTAACACATCTGACTTTTGATCTGCGGCAACGTTTGTTTGTCCTGCCACTGCTATTTCAGCCCAAGCATTTTGGTTTACTTCGCCTGATACACCAGAAGCTGCTAAGGCACTCCATCCTAATGTATCAAAGTAACCTTCAAACAAATTTAATTGTGTGTTAAATCTAAGTTGTCCAACTACAGGAGAAGCAGGCTGTTCTCCAGTGGTGCCTGTAGGTATTTCTATTGCACCGGTTGCGCTGTCACGAGGAGCAACTGCGTCAAAGTTTGCATCCATTTCTTCATATGATAATGCAGCACCTTTGTCTGCTCTTTTCGTTATTGCCATACAGTATTTATTCTGTAAGGTCGTCTAACGTTCTTGCTCCTACATAACTGGTTTGTCGATTGCCTACCAGTCCTGGATTGTTTTCTATGTAATCATCTTGCATATAAGAAAACAAAGTTTTTTCTTCGTTTGTCAAGGGTGCTGAAAAACTATAAGCCTGTTGATAAAGTTGTGCCTGTAATACAGGATCAGTTTCTGCCGCTGCTTGAGCCAGTAACCCTGCAATATCAGGATTAGGAGGAAAATCAAAACTACCATAGCTTACGTTAAAGGCCATTTATAAAAACATCTCCGCTTCCACTGGCAACACTGTTGCCTCCAAACCCGCCATGGCCGCCTGTTGGATCACCTATAATAGCAACCCGTTGATTCTCTACATAGACATTTCTACTACTTGGGACATTTACACCATCGCCGCACTGTGTTGATCCGCCATCTGTAATAACTGCATAGGTGTCTACAAAAACTGTGCTTTGATTTCTTACAAAAGGAAACTGGTGAAATGGTTCTGGATCAGGTGGTGGCTTTGCATGTCCAATATTTGTATCAACTATTTCTCTAACCACCCCTGGCATTTTAACTCCTAAACCATTTGTATAGAACTTGTGCTATTAACATATTGTTTAGCCATCTCAGCTTCTGTTTTATGCACAAATAATATACCACTTTTATTTAACTTTAATTTTGTATCTTGTGGAATAGTAAACGCAAAGTTGCCTAGTCCTACACCGCCTTGAGGTGTTGCCATCAATGCAAGAGGCTTCTGAACTGTAATTGTATCTTTGTCCTCTTCAACAAAACGTGCAACAACTTCGTCACCAGCGTTGGTTTTTATTGATACTGTGTCGTTTTGTTTGTAAGGTGTTTCAATAATCATAAAGTGTGTCCTGTTCCTGTGTAACCTGTGTCTTCAATGTATTTAAGCATCTGTTCATACCCGCCAATTTTTTGTCCGTTAATCACAATCTGCGGAAACGTTCTTGCTTCTGGAAATTCTGCTAATACTGCTTCTCTATCAAAATCTTTACCTAATTCAAGATACTCGTATTGAAAACTATTTGACTCGCAAAGTGCTTTTGCTTTAGTGCATGATGGACATGCTGGTTTACCCCAAATGTGTATCATAGTGAAAATCCTTTTAATTTGTCTTTATCAACATCTTGTTTGATGCCGCCAATAATATAACTTTCTACTTCTGTTTCCTGTGGAGCAACTTGCAAGCCTGAACTTGAAAGCCAGTGCTGTGTCCACGGTAGTGGATTGGTGTTCACTGGTGCATCAAAAATAGCATTGAAGCCAAGGGCTTTTAGACGTCTGTTTGCAATATATTCAACATATTGATTCAATAGGTTTGTGTTAAGTCCAATCATTGAGCCGTCTTTGAATAGATACTCTGCCCAATCTTTTTCTTCTGCAACACATTCACGCCACAGGTCATAAACATCTTCTTCACACTCTTTAGCAACCTTGGCCATCTCTGGATCGTCTTTGCCCTGTGCCCAAAGTTTAAGAACGTGTGTGCTTAGTGCCAGGTGCTGTGCTTCATCACGTGCGATAAGACTAATAATCTTTGCACTACCTTCCATTAGCTTGAGTTCTCCAAAGCCGAACGTGCAAGCAAAACTTACATAGAAACGCAACCCTTCTAAGATGTTAACTGTCATCATTGCAAGATATAGTTTTTTCTTTACATCATACAAAGAGCCTTCACCTCTATGGAAGTATGCATCAGCTGCTTCATTGAATGCATCGTAGTGTTTGGTTACACTGGTTGCACGAGCAATAATCTTTTCATCGTCGAGGATAGTATCAAAAACCTCTGCAGGATCTGCATACACGTTTTTCATAATGTGTGTATATGAACGTGAGTGGATAGTTTCAAAGAAGTCCCAAGTGACAATGCAACCTTCGAGCTCAGGCAAACTTACGTGTGGCAAAAATGCTAGGCACGGGCCACGTCCTTGCACACTGTCTAGCAATGTTTGATATTTTAGGTTACTTGTAAAAATATGTTTTTGTTCTGGACGGAAGTTAGCAAAGTCAGCACGATCTTTTTGCAGACTCACTTCCTCCGGACGCCAGAAGTAACCTAGCATGGTTTGGTTCAACTTGTCGAAGACAGGAAAGCGAAATGTATCATAACGCTGTGTGTTTTGGTCTTCGCCAAAGAACATGTTTTGTTTTGTAAAGTCAACTTTTTCTTGATTAAAAACAGTCTTCGACATTGTTATTCCTTTTTAATTGTGTCTGTATAGAGTATACAGCCCATGAGGGCTGTATGTCAAGTGTTATATTTATATAGCGCAGGCTTCGCACATTTCATCTTCACTGAGATCAAGTTCTGATGGTGCTAATTCTGTCTGCGGTTTTTCTTCTTCAATTTCGCTAGGATCAGTTTTATAATCGTATGTGTTCTGATAGTAACTTGTTTTCCAACCCAGTTTGTAAGTCATTAACAAATCGTTGATCATCTGACTCATAGGCACTTCATTATCTGGATAGTGTGTTGGATTGTAACTCCAGTTACCGCTGATAGCCTGATCAAAGAACTTTTGCATTACTGCAACTACATTGATATAACCTTCGTTGCTAGGCATGTCCCACAACAATGTGTAGTATTGTTTTAGACTTTGATATTGCGGAACAATCTGCTTAAGAGGCCCTTTCTTTGACTTCTTAACGGACAGGTAACCGCGGGGTGGTTCGATTCCATTGGTAGCGTTCGACACAACAGAGCTACTCTCCGATGGCATCTGTGCGGACAACGTTGAATGTCGTAGCCCGTGCTCTCTGATATCATTGCGTAAACTATCCCAATCATAGTTTAACTTGTTCTCCACTATTGCGTCTACATCCTTCTTGTATGTGTCAATTGGAAGAATGCCGTCGCTGTATTTAGTGCGGTCAAAGTAATCACATGCACCACGCTCCTGCGCTAATTTGTTGCTGGCTTTGAGTAGATAGTATTGGAACGCTTCAGTAAGATCATGCACAACCTTCCATGCTTCTGGGTCGTTATATTGAACTTTGTTCTTTGCCAAATAGTGAGCAAGTCCGATATAACCTATGCCTAACGAACGTCTAGCCTTGGTTGATTTCTCAGCAGCAACAATTGGGTAACGCTGATAATCAATAATTTCTTCTAATGCTCTTACAGCTAAATCGCAAAGCTCTTCTAGATCGTCCAAGTCTTTGATAATACCTACATTGATTGCACTTAGGATACACAGAGCAATCTCGCCATCTGGATCATCAATGTGCTGTAGTGGCTTTGTGGGCAATGTGATTTCTTGGCACAGGTTACTCATGTAAACAGTGTCTTTGAATGAACTGTGTGTATTAGCATGATCTACATTCATAATATAAATGCGTCCTGTTTCTGCACGTTCTTTGATAAGATCGCTGAACAGTTCCATTGCACTAATTTTCTTTTTACGGATGCTGGTTTTACGTTCATACATTTCGTAAAGTTCTTTGAACTTGTCTTGGTCGCTGTAGAACGCATCATAAAGTCCAGGAACGTCTTGCGGTGAGAACAGTGTAATTTCACCGTCTTGTAGTAGACGCTCATACATGAGTTTGTTCAACTGTATACTGTAGTCTAACTTGCGCACACGATTATCCTCAGTGCCCTTGTTGTTCTTCAGCACAAGGATGTCTTCGATTTCATAATGCCAAAGAGGAAAATGCACAGTCGCACTACCACCACGCACTCCATTTTGTGTGCAACATCTTACAGTTGATTCAAACTTTTTAAGAAATGGAATGATCCCTGTGTGTGCTACCTCACCTCCACGTATTTTTGAGTTTACTGCTCTGATGCGTCCCGAGTTGATTCCAATTCCTGCTCTTTGCGCAGTATAGCGTCCAATAGACATATCGCTGGCAAAGATGCTATCAAGGGTATCATCGCTGTCAACAAGAACGCAGCTTGCAAATTGTCGTATAGGTGTTCTGACTCCTGCCATGACTGGCGTTGGGATATTGATTCTAAAAAGAGAGGTCGCATCGTAGTATCTCCTTACATAGTGCATACGTGTTTCTTTAGGATAATTTGCAAACAACGTGGCAGCAATCATCATATACATGAACTGAGGAGTTTCGAATAATTGGTTAGTAGATCTATCCTGACATAGATATTTGTCTACCACTTGACGTAATCCTGCATAGGTAAAGTTTTCATCACGCTTGTGATGAATATAACTATCCATACGTTCAATTTCTTCGTCTGTATACCAGTCTAGTATTTCATCATCATAAACACCACGCTTGATATTTAGGTCAATCATTTCACGCAGGCTTATTGGCTCATAGCGACCAAAAACTTCTTTATTGATACCATAGCTGAGAAGCCGTGCTGCTGCTGTTTGATAGTTTGGATTGTCCAAGGAAATTAAATCATTAGCACTGCGCACTAGAATTTCCTGTATATCCTTTGTGGTCATGCCATCGTAAAACTGTAGATTGGCGTTCATCTCAATTTGGCTACTGCTTACGCCTGCCAAATTTTTACATGCTTCTTCAACAACAAAATGTATTTTGTCGATGTTTAGAGGCTCCTTCGCGCCACTACGTTTCACTATCATAGTTCCATTGGACATTTTTGCTCCTTATTATTTGTTATGTATATGTTGGTAAAGAGTTATAATGCGCTTGCGGTTTAAAGGTAGTTGTAACTCTTGCAATATAACTTTCATTGTAATATCCTATTGATTTTTTGTCAACTGAAAGAAGGTAAATTGTTGAACATTCTTTCTGGTCTAAAAATATATGTATCTCAAATTCACTCTCCGAAAAACGTTCTGTTAACTGTAAAGTATAGAAAATTGCTAGAATTTTCATAAAGTCACAGTATTGATTTTCTTCTATCATTGCCCAGGGATCTGGCCATGTCTCACTGTCGTATGGATCAGTGGCAATTTTGGTTGCTGGAGCAGAACGCCAAAAATCAAGCACCAAGGAAAAAGGATCCTTGGCTGTTTCAATTTCATATCTTAATTCTTTCCAGCACTTTAATCTATCGTAAAATGGTTTGTCAAACATTAAAATACCGTTGAAATATTTATGGACAATTTACGGAGCCTGCAGATAAGTTGATTTTTGTCTAATGGTTGTAGTAAACAAATCTGTATATGATTCGCCATCCAGCAAAGTTTCGTTTACTACCTTAATACTGATAACATCATTGCGGCCATTTGCATAACTAGCAGTAAAGGTAAGCAAGTCATCTCTTGACTCGTCACCTACAAAAACATAATCGTCGCTTAGTGTAATACTGCCTTCTCGTTGGTCATATATTATTTCAATTTTTCCGTTGCGTATTAATTGTGTTGATGCTAATTGAACATTATAAGTATAGTCTAGCTGTATAATACCTTGGAATGCTGGTGCTGGCAAATACATAAATGATGTTTCTAAACTACTTTCAGAGGGCAATGGAGAGTCATTGTTGCCGATGCCCTTTTCAATTGGAAAACTATTAACATAATCAAAACTGCCTGATATCTCAGGATAATAATTATAGTCAGCAAAGTTATCAATAATGGTATCTTCGTCTGAAGTATTAAACACATCATAATTAAGAGCTAGATCAAATGTTCTTTGGAAATAGTCATTATCACTTTTGTTATGTAAATCATCAAAAGTAAGCACTGGCCATGCATTTCCTGCGCTGCTACCGCCATTATTTCCTACACGTAAAAATGTGTTGCTGCTGCTTCTATTGTATTGTCCTTTGGAAATACGCCATGCTTCTCTTCTTACATCGTTGAAATAACTATTAGTAACTGTGTTGTATTTTGGTGCAAATGCATAATCCGCAGTAGGTATTACTCTAGTAGATACTCCGTCTACTTCACCAAACATTATCCCATAACCTACATTGTTAAATGAACATCCTTCAAACAAATTATAGTTAGCATTCTTTGGAGCATCAACACCATAAACCATGTTTTCAAATTCTATATTGATAAACTTATTATTTTCACTTGGGTATGCGTTGCCTGCATTGTAATCAAATTTAATACCGCCCTGATCGGTAATAGACAATTCAGTTACACCATCTGTATATAATCCGTCAATTGCAAAATCATGTGCTGTTGTTAGATGTAAATTTTCAAACACACTGTTTATAGTGCTGGATAACAAAATACAACCGCCAAAGTTTGTAGTGTTATCTAAAGACATATCTTTGATTATAACATTTTTTGACTGGTTATCTACGGTGGTAGTATCTTGTAGCTGTGTGTTAGGATCCCATGTGGAATTTACCATTTGGAAAATAGGAGTATTGATTCCATTTTCTAATTGTAGAGTTGTAACGCCTTTGCCATCGCCTACGATCTTTGCTCCCGGAGGAACAAAAAGAGGAGCAGATAACAAATAGGTTCCTGCAGGTATGCGTAGTTCTACATTTTCAAAACCTGCTCTTTGATTTAGAAACAATTCATAGATAGCTCTTTGTATGCCGCCGCCGTCGTCTCCATCACCATCTGCACCAAAATCTCTTACTGTAACAAAGTCGTCTAACTTTGATTGTAAAGGACGTTGTATAGGTTGTGCTGGGGAAATGCCTGTGGTAACTGAAAAAGTATCGCCGCTTTTACCTAGTGAGTATTCGCCTATTAAGTCAAATAGATTATCTCGTTCGGTAAGGATTTTAGTATTACCAACTTCGGGTGCGCCTTCTGATACAGCACCATTACCAATAAACAACTCCTGGGTATCAATTGCCCAACCCATTTCGCCAGAAGCAAGAATAGGAGGACTGCTATCACCTACTCTACCTCTTCTAAGTTGTATCCTCGAAATCTGAACGACTGCCATTCTATGCTCCTAGTATTATTACTAGTATTTAGCCGAACTTCTCGTAATACTGCTTACACCTATTCCACCATTCTTGTTCCCACTCTGCAAATTCATCTGGCCATAAATCAAACTGTTGGTATTCGCCTGCACGACTGCACATAAAGATATGTCCTTCACGTATGTCTGTGCCATGAACTTCATTGTGCGCAATTGCGTATGCTGTAAGTTGTAAGAAATAATCTTCTACCCATTCAAGTTTCTTGGGCTTGTTGGTTTGTTTAAAATCCATTATGCAAGGATTGCCTTTGTAAACACCTACAAGGTCAGTTGTGCCAGCGTAGATATTAGGAACATAAAGCGGAACTTCGCTGCCCCAAATTTCATCTACATCATCCATTGCATGGACTTTAATCTTTGTTGCCATCATGTGTGCTTGCTGTGCATAAGGATTACTACCTGCACTAGGCCATTCCCCAGTTTCAACATACTTCTCTAAATAGTGGTGCATCCTTGTGCCTACACCTGCTGCTTCAGTTGTAATCTCTTGTGCTTTCTTTTCACCTACACGTTTACGCCATTCAATTAAATGTGTCTTATCTTTTGTTTCGCCTAAGATAGTTGTAACGCTTGCTACAGGAGCACCGCCGGGGGCAGCGTAACGTCTCTTACCGTCAACTTCTACACGCTTTAATTTTTCGTAACTATACTTTTCTACAATAAGGGACACTAAGGAGTCTCGTCTTCATACATCCAATGAGGAGCACTTGAGTAGAAAGGATCTACAGTGCTAAATGGATCGTCCATTCCTTCAACTTCTTCTACTTCAGGAATCATATCTCGTAGCATGTTTTCAACACCAAATTTAAGTGTCATAGTGCTGCCTGCGCAACCACTACATGCACCACTAAGTTCAAGCAATACCTTGCCATTGTTGTATTCTACAAAATTTACTTCTCCGCCGTGTCCTGCTACTGCGGGTGCAACATATGTCTCCAGCACCAACTGGATATGCTCCACAATCTGCTCTTGTGTTCTTTCAGTCATAAGACCTCCTATTAATATTTGTATTATAACTTATTGTAATTTTGTTGTCAAGTTAAACTTGCACCAAGATCAGTTGCCTTAGATGCCATCTTGCCAACTGCATCACCACCAGGAGCACTTGCTGCACCTAAGTCGTCGACTTCACTTTGTTTAAAATCTATTTTGTCTTGGTCAAAGTTTGTGACAACATTTTTTATACGTGGATCTGTATCAAATGCTGCTTTGAAAGTTTCAAAATCAAACTGTTGTCTATCGCTGTTAGCCATAAACTTATCCAACTGCTTGAACGATAGGCTTTCTACACCTTTGTTCTTAAGATGTCTAAGGGTTGCAAACAGCGTATCAGTGTCTATGGCTTCAATTACTTTTTTTTTGAGCTAGCAAGTTTGTTGGCCAGCTTGCGTGGATCAACACTTTCTCTTTGGTTAGGAGTCGACATTGGTCGTGACTGGTTAGGCGGTATGTTCGATTGTGGTGCGATGTCAAGCAAATTGTCACCTTTTATTATATACATCGCCCAATCATGCTTTTTCTTAATAGTATCAAGAATTAACATTGCTCCGGCTTTGTTACCAATCTTCATTTGGTGACGATATGCAAGTATTAATTTTTTAACTTCTTCACGAGCTTCTGGGCCAACCAATTCCGCGCTTAGATGTCCTTTCCAGGCATCTTCAATATCAGCGCCAGCGTTGTCTTCGTTAAACTGTATAGACTCTCTACGTGCTCTACCTGCTGCTTCATCTCCTCCAGCTGCTGCGCCAGCGACAGCAAAGCCTTCGCCATCATCAACTGGTGCTTCCATATCTACTGTTGGTTCCATTGCCATTTCGTCACCTGCTGGCATTGGTTCTTCTGCACCCATTGGTGCTGCTGGTTGTTCTTCACCAGTGAGCATGCCAACACCTGAACTTAATGCACCACGTGTGACCTCCATTGCACTGTAAAGATCTTGTAGAGCAGGCTTGATGCTGTCTACATATGCTTGGCTTTGTTGTGAACCCATTTCATCACGAATAGCATCTGCAAGTTCTAGCATAGATTCAGTTTGCATTTCAGCTGTGTCTTCCATCCAACCAGTAAGACGGTCAACCATTTCTTTTGCTGCCATAACAATCTCTGCCTGATCTTCAGCACCTTCAGACATTTTGCGCTTCTTTTTCTTTTTACCGTATGCACCTTCGTCTGTTTGTTCTTCTTTGTCCTTTTCAGCATCTTTCCATGATTCTTCGCGATCGCCGTCGCCATCAACATCACGGAAGTCTGGCTTTGCTTCAGCTTCTTCGATATCCCCACGCTCTGTAATAGCAGCATTTAGAATGTCTAACATTAGTTTACTTTTTTGGTAACTATCGCTTTCTACGACTGTATTAAAGTTTTCAGTCATTTCAACTTGACTAAGTTTTGTGCGTAGTTTATTGCGAGCATCTTGTAGCTGCTCCAATGTATAAGTTTCTAATTTAATTTTATTACCGAAACGGCGAGCTAGACTTTCGTTCAAGCTCTTTGATGTTACCGGTTTAGCAAATTCTGATATGTGCATTGATCTGTTCCTGGTTGTTTAAGTTATTTATCATTTAATTAAAGATGATAGCCTCTAAATCATTTACCAAGCCACTGCGCTCGGCTTCGCTGATATCTAATCTGGTTTGTGCAATTTCTTTTTTAAAGTCATCTTTTGCTTTTTTGATTGTATGAGAATAAAAAGCACAATCATTATCATGTTTACTGTAACTATGATCCAATCGTAAAACTTTGTTTATGTCTTGATTTGCAAGATAGGTTTTTGCTGCGGCCAATGCTCCGTGCTTGCTGGCTGTCATACAAATTTGTGCGCCTTCTTTGCAGTCAAAAAGTATAAATCCGTCTTTCTTTGCACGTATGATTACGTGACCTAAACGTATACTGTTACCTTTTTTATAAGGCAAAGGATACTTTTTACTGCCTGATTCTATCAGATTTTGTAATTCAGTTGCTAGTTTGTTCATAAATCACCAGGTTATACATCTCTTGTTGCTTTTTCTTTTTCGTATCTACGTATAATTTTAGCAGCAAGTTCGTCATCTATATATTCTCCAATGCTGCCTCTATAGGCTGCATCTGAATTACCGCCTATGTTTTTATTGTAGTAATCAATTGTTTTACGCATATCATAATTGCCAGGCCATGGTGTGCCTGCCCAATCGTCAAACTCATCTGTGAGATCTGAGTTTATCAAATAATCTAAAACTTCTTGAATAGCTTGAGATGTGAGGAGTTCATTGCCTGTCAAAGGTTTACCTCCGACATGAAATAACGGTATTCCATCATAGATGTAAGGAAGATCTTCAGGATCGTCTCCTCGTTGTGGCTCCTCGGGTTCTGGTGTATCTTCTGGTTCGTCCTCGGGTTCTGGTGTGTCTTCTGGTTTTTCTGGTTCTGCTGGCCCAAAGTCGCCGTCATCTGGTTCGCTGGCTGGATCAGGTTCGGGCGGTGTTAACGGATTAGGTAGCCCAACATTTTCTGGTGGCTGAGCACCTGGATCTTTGAATTGTTCTCTATCATAACCACTGTAATCTGCCAGGTCCCACATGGTGTAAGGCATTGCTGCTCTTACTTCGGCAAGTGTTGCTGGTTCAATTTTTCCAGCCGCTAACAGTGCAGCAAAGTAAGATGGAGATAGTTTGTTTATGTCTTTGAATTTACCCAATGCTTCAAGGTGTTTGTCTATAAATTCTATCTGCCTTTCTATATCTTTTTGCTTGAAATATTTTCCGCCGTAGTCAGGATTTCTATCTTTTAACATTTGCACATAATTCAAAATTCTTTTTAATTTTTTTGTTTGAGCAAGTGCTACTTTGAAATCTGCATACTTTGTAGCAGCTACAAGACTGTTAAGAGTTGGCATTAAATATTCTTTGACATCTTCGCCCCAAAGAATATCACCAAAACCGATTATCAGCATATCAAGAAAACCGGCTGCATCTTCTACAGCTTCTAGTGCATCCAATTGATCAGTTTGCACTATATGTCTAAACAATTCGGGCAAGCCCGGAGTAAGATTCAACAATGCTTGATTTCTTGTATCCTGCGGTGTAATGACATCATCGCCAAATGTGTCAGGACGATTGATTGTGACGGCTTCCACATCTACTAACCCGGCTCCTACTTTTTTCAAATATTCCCCAACAGCTTTAGAGCATTCTTCATAAAGGTCATGCCAATACTGTATAGGATGGGTTTCAGTAGTAAACACACGATTATCAAAGAAACCCATTCGCCTTAAAGGGGGGTTTAAACCCCAATCCATAGCATAAAGCATTGCATGTTCTGCTGTGGCACCTTCATCAGTTTTGCTATCCTCGTAATAGCCTCCCCAGCTTCCCCACCAGTCTCCACCTTCACGAAGATCTGCTGGCATCATATTGCGTAGCTCTTCAATATCCATTATAATATTGAAAGCTCTATGTCTAAGTTCGTGTGCTAATGTTTTTGATATACTGGTTTGTTCCAGTCCAAAAGCTCTGTCAAGCAAGGTCAAACCCATTTGTGTTCCGCCTATTGCAATATCAGGAATCGTGCCATCATCTTTAGGTGTTGGTTTTTTAATACTGTAAATACCTAAAAACCCATAAGGCATAGCATCAAAGTCAATTTCCTCAATAGGACCATACATCATCTTAACTTTGTCTATATCTTCTTTCATTCTTGGATCGCCTAACAATCCAAGTGTAAGGATAGGATCTTTTAGTGTATTCAATTTACTGGCAATTCCACGATCTGCCATCAATTGCAGGCTGTCTTTAAAAACACTCATGTTGAATGTTACCCAATGATCTTTACCAAAATTCGAAACTTCCCCTGGTCTAGATGGTGCAGCATATCTTTTGGGTTTTTGTATCTTAGACTTGTCGCCTCTAGCAGCAGCCTCTTGTGCTGCTTTGTAATTTTCCTTCACGGTTTGTATCATATCAGGAAGTATTCTCATATACCTAGGGATATCAGTCAGGTCATTTAAATAATATAATAATCCATTTTCCCATTTAGATCCGCCGCCGTCATATCTTGATGTCCTGTTGTATTGGTTAATGCCATGATTGATATCTATATTACCTGGATATGAAGCAAGAAAATCTTCGAAATACCAATCCTGCTTTGTCTGGCGATTAAATAATCTAGTGTCACCTGTGAGGGCAACACCTACAGCCAGCTTGGCAAACTGTGAATATTTCCAATCTCCCGCAAACTCATCTCCAAAGTAAAATTCGCCAGTTTTTTGTTCAGGAATAATTGGCTGCGGAGGTGGAATTTCGTCAGGGGTCCATGTCCCGTTTGCAATCACTTGAGGAGTTAGCGGCTTGTTGGAATATTCCGATGCCGGTTTAGTAAACTTTGCTGCATCAGGATTTATTGGAATATAATCAGGTGCAGATGATGATGGTTCATCTGAGTCATCAGATCCAGATGTTCCTCCATATGATCGTATTCCAGCTTTTCTATAGGCATCTAAGTCAAACTCAGTCTTGTCTTTAATGGCTTTTTTCCAGTTATCAACTGCTTTGTTTTTGCTAGGGTCATCCAATGCATACCACCTGCTGGCCCACCTATGAAAATCAGAACCTGGCTTGTTATCTGCATCTTGCAAAATTTTAACTATACGGTCAACATCTAATTTATCTGAAATATATCTGCCGTCTTCTAGAGAGGTCATTGCATTTATACCTTCTTGCCATTTACTAGTAAAATCTACAGGATCCAGACTGTAGAGCAAACCGCCGACTAGAGCTTCTGGATATATTGTCATCATGCCAGATCCATACACTTCTTTGGCGTATGCTTTGAGAGCTTGTTTTAGTGTTAATGTTTGTTCTGTATATAATTGACGAAGACGCACAACAACTCCTTACAATTCTGCTAGTTGTTTTTGTAATACTGCTATTTGCTCACGGGCTTGCCTTTCAGCATCCTGTGCTTGTTTGATTTGCATCCTTAAATTAGTTTGCTGATCTCTTTTTTGTTGTTCAGCATCCTGCTGTTGTTGCATTTGTTGTTGACGCTGTTGTTCAGGTGACTGAGGTTGATTAGGATTTGCTTGTTGTTGAGCTGCAATTTGTGCATCTGCTTTGGCACCCATTTGTTGCCCAGTATTTGGCATGGTAGGCTGTTCGGCTAGTATGTCTGAATAGGCTCTTAAAAGTTCTGTTGCTGATTTAGTCACGATATATCTCCGCATCTGGGTAATACTGGCGCAGGGCCTCTTCGTCGCCATAGATTTTAGCAGAATCGCCAGTAACGTCTGCAATTACATAAGTTTGATTACCTTTTTCTGCCCGGCTAACACCCACGTTTGTGGTAGTGCCTGTGCTGCTTAACGTTCTTTTCTTTGTGTAAGGTGGTGCTTCTTCTCCGCCTTTGACTTCTGATTGCCCTTGCTCGCCTGTGCCTTTGGCTACTGCATCTGCTGCAACATCTTCTGGGGGTGTGCCAGGATCAACTTCTGGCTCAGCTTGCACATCGTCCCCTGGTGTTAATGGATCAGGTGTAGGACCTTCGTCACTGCCTGGTTCAGGATCTGGTTCAGGATCGGGCTCTGGTGCTGGTGGAACGTCTGGTTCGTCTGGACCTAGCAAGTCATCCATTGGATCCGGCATTTCAGGCGGCTGTGGTTCTGGCTCTGGCTCCGGGGGAATATCGCCATCATCTGGTTCCATTGCTGGGTCAGGTGGCGGAGGTGTTTGACTAGGATCAGGCGCAGGGTCTGGATCTTTTGGTTCTGGATCAGGAAAAGGAACGCCTGGAAATCCTTGAGTGCTCGGTTCGCTAGGCACTGTGGCTGCTCCGATATCACCTGCCTCAGGAGGCAAAAATTCATCTCCTGTTCCATACTCTGCTTCTAAATCTCTAAGTATGTCATCTATAGATCTAGTGTTACCAGGCTTCGTGTCTTTATCGTTGTAGGTAGATGGATCCATTCCACGGCGTGGCGGACGTTGCTGGTCAGGGTCTTGCCCCCTTTCCATTATCTCCTCGAATCTCATCTGTTTAGTGCCTTTACTCTAACGCTTGCTGGATTTACTCTTTTGGTCTTTTTGGCTTTTCTTGCCATTTTAGCACCTAGGCGAGCTTTTGTCAATTTTAATTTTACACGTTTTTTAATATCAGGTGCTGCAAAGCATTGTGCCATTTGTGCAACTGCTCTGCCTTTTCTTGGTCCGCTAGTGCAGCGGAATTTACGGACAACCTTGTTGCCGCTTTTGCCCCAAACTTGTCTTTCGTATAGATCATCATTGATATCAGTAAAAAGCTCTCTTAAATTCATGTTAGTTAACCTGTAATAAAATAACGACAATAGTTGAAAGTAGTCCTGCAACAATTGTTCCTGCTGCACCAATAATGACTTTTACTAGGCTGCTTTGTCCTTGTGACATTTGATCTGCAATATCATCTAACTTGGATTCGACCGAAGTTAAACGTTTATCAAATTGTTCATAACGTAACGCACACAAATCAACGTGTGCTTCTAAACTTTCTTTTTCTAATGCAGATGTCGACATTTATTTCTCCAATTGTTTACGACAGGAAATAGCCTTTTCGTTACCTAAAATAAATGCCTAAGCTCATAGAGCTGCTTGTATTTATTCTTTTTCAATGAAAAGAATATTTTGTTTACCACCTTTTGTAATAAACACTGTATCATTAAATTCAGCTGTTTCGTCTAATCCACTTATAAATGGAACCAAATTAAAATCATTATTCAATAAATCAAGGCTGTGTCCTTGCTCGTATTCAATGCTAAATCCTAAATACCATACATTTTGATCAGGAAAGTTTTTGTGGGTGGTTTTAACAGGGTCTTTGGTTACCGTAGGATTGCTGCGCATGCCTATTGTTTGCAATACAGTCATATAGTTTTGGTATTGCCTGTATGCCTTAGGGTCTGCTCCTTTACGAGCTTTTGTGTTAGTTATGTCAACTGTGGTATATAATTCAAATTCCAAACTCATATCCAAACTTTATTACATCATCTAAATATATATCTCTTACAGTTTCGGCCAGGTCTCTATTATAATATTGTGTATAATCATCAACAGGAGTGTTATTTGTATTTGGTAGATCTAGTTTACACTGTAATTTTTCTTGTATGATTCCAAAATCAGTTTCTAATTCTTCAAATTTTAACACCACTGTTTCGTCATCAAACCAATTGCATTGTGGAGTTATCAGTGTATACCAATTCCTTGCCCAGATTAAATTGCTGTTGAAACCTAGTGCATTGTGTTGAGCAGCTGAATATCTGTCCCAAAACCATTCTTCAAATGTGCCTGCTCCTTGTCCTCTAAATTTATACCAGCTTACCAGTCTGCTCCAAGGATTACGCACAACGCCAAAAGTGTAAACTGTGTCTGGAAAATAGTTTTGAACTTCCTCATAATTTCCATGCTTGCGTCCTGCAACAGTTTTGAAGTTATCATCCAGCCACTGACTGATACTGGTTCCGGCTGTTTTAGGATTGTGTATAAAAGTAACACTGTGTTCAGGCAAGTAACGCATATGTTATTTACAGCCATAAAAAAAGCGCCACTGTAAAAGTGACGCTTTAATTTTTTATAGTATCTAAACTTAGATAGTTTCGAAGTCTGTTACTTCTGTAACTGTTACAGTGTCGCCATCTGATAGTGTTGCTTCACCACCTGTTACTGTAAATGCGCCTGTGTCTAGCACCTGTGCAATAGTTGTTGCAATTGCATCAGCATCAACACCATGGTTGTCTGCTACCATGTATAGTTCGCTACCGTCTGATTTCACTTGGAATAGACCTGCGAATGAACCACAAGCATCTGTTACTTTAGCTGCGGCTGCGTCTGTGCCCATTGCACCTAGACCGTTGCCGCCTGCTAGAACGACTTTGAACATATTAAGTTCACGTGTTTTTTGGATTGTTCCGCGAGCTACTGCTGTTGGATTTACTCTTGTTACCTCTGCCATTTTTTTCTCCTTAATATCTCTAAATGACTGCCCACACTCTGTGGACTTTTGTATATTGTATTTAGTCTTTTAGGAAAAAAACGGTTACTTACGGCTATTTTTTGCTCTAGAATGCACCATTTTCAGCTGTTCTACATACACTGGACCTGCTTTTACAATGTCATGCACCATTTTTATAATAGGAAAGTATGTGCTTACATAGGTAGATGGTATACTTCCTCCCTTGCTAGCAATTTCTAAAAACCTTGCCACATATGGTATAGCTCTAGGATTTAATAAGAATCTATAATTGACTGCATCAAAGTCGCTTTTGATATCAGGCGAGCTGATAGTAGGTTCTGGATTGGTAGCATCAAAGTCTTCTAAATTCTTATCCAATGCAAACTTGCTAAACAAAGGCATAAAGTCACTGTCACTGAGCTTTGCTCTTGCAGCAAATATCAGCCTGGTGACTGTGGTCTTGCGTTCACTTTGTGTATCAGTTGAAAATGTGCTAAGACGTCTACGCAGTGTTTTATAATCTCCATTGCGTATTCCCAAGTCATCTTCTAATCGTTTTAAATCAACAGTGTCTTGTTTGGAAGGCGAATCATTGCTGCCCATTCTTCTCAACAAACCGTTTAAATTACCTTGACTGATAATAGTTGTTCTACGTTCTTTTTCAGCTGCACCTGGATTTTTAAGTTTGCTTAATGCGTCTTTATCTCCAGTTATAAAATAAAAGAAGTTGTATAGATCAGTGCTGTCGATTCTAAATCTTGTATAATCGCGATACATAACTGTTCTTTGGGCATAACTTGCGGCTGCACCACGATATTGCCTATATTGACGCATGGTTTGCAGCATCAGCATCAACAGATATGCTCGCTCTTTGCAATCGGTATAAGTTAATTCACGTTGATTATTGCTGTTGCGTGTTAATCTAGCCTCTTGCAGCTCTTGTATAAAGTTCATTAACGTTTACTCTCTTTGATTTTTTCAACGCCCACTTTGAATTTTTTACTGCTGCCTGCTCGAATACTATTGAGCAGTCTACGTTCTAGATCTATTGCCTGTTCGGTATCATAGGTTTTATAAATTTTTTCTATAAGATTAACAGCACTTTCAATAATATTAGTGCCTGTTGTTTGAATAAAGTCATCGCCACGATCTGCACTATGCAGATTGTTGAGTTCTTCTAATATACTTCTTGTGCGTTTTCTCATAATGTCTTTCCTTGTTTGTATTTAGTAATTCAAAAGACTAAATAGTTTTACAACTGAAGGGCAAATATATGATCAAAGACATGACTTTTTATGAGCGTAGTCTGCTGTTCGCAAAACTTTCACAAATTGCTTATAAAGGTCCAAAGGCTGCTGCCAAAGATGGTAAAGCATTAGGATTCAAAGAGTGTGAGTTTTACGATCTCGGAGGAGCTCAAGCATATAGATTTCAAAACGATACAGACATGGTAATCGCATGTCGTGGAACAGAACCCACACAATTCAATGATATTGCAGCAGACCTAAAGGCTGCTCCTGTCATAGCAGAGACTGTGGGTAGAGTGCATATGGGTTTCAAAAAGGAAGTAGACGAACTGTGGCCTATGGTCAAAGAAGATCTGCTTGACAAGGATAATTCACATGTCACAGTATGGTTCACTGGGCATAGCCTTGGTGCAGCCATGACAACCATTATGGCAAGCCGTTGTGAAGCAGATAATGAGATGCCTAACATCGAAGAAGTTTACACATACGGTTCACCACGTGTTGGTTGGCGCAAATTTGTAAAAAATCTAGGTTGTAAACATCACCGTTGGGTAAACAACAATGATATTGTAACCACTGTGCCACTGAGAATAATGGGATACGTCCACGACGGACATGAGCACTATATGGATTGCAACGGAATAGAAAGAACAATGACTCCAATGCAACGCATCAAAGACAAGTTTCAAGGTTATTTGATGGGTTTAAAAAACAAGAGCATTGACAGTTTTTCAGACCATAACATAGGCGATTACATTTCTAATATTGAAAAAAACATGCAGGGCTAACCATTGGCCCTGCTCGTGCGTATTCCGCCGCAACACGAGGTCTATGACCTGACTGTTTTAATTGAAAGGGTTGACTTAGGTTAACCCTTTTTCTAAATATGCACAACAATTTTCTGGCGTAGTTTGTTCGTAAGGATCATCGTCCTCTCCGTTGTTGTTGATGCCAGGCTCCTGCCACCACTTCTCAACTACACCATCATTGATAATGCACATGTATCTCCAACTGCGCATGCCAAAACCCAAATGGTTCTTTCCAATCAGCATACCCATGTAACGAGTAAAGTTACCAGAACCATCTGGAATAACTTTTACGTGCTGGATGTCTTGGTTCTTTGCCCAAGCGTTCATAACAAATGCATCATTGACTGATATGCAATACACTTCATCTATGTCATTGTTACGAATTCTATCGTAGTTTTCTTCAAAGCCGGGTAGTTGATATGTTGAGCATGTCGGTGTGAATGCACCCGGCAGGCTAAACAACACAACACGTTTGCCTTTGAATATTTCATCGCTGGTTACATCTTGCCAACGATAGGGATTAGGTCCTTCGATACTTTCATCTCTTACCCGTGTGCGGAAAACCACGCAAGGTGGTCTAAATCCTTCAATCATAGTTTTATTTCCTCATTGTAATGTTCTGTTGACTACAATCCTACGATTATAGCATCGTAGGATTGCATTGTCAACCTATATTATAATCCTATATTGTTAGGAACAATAACATAATGGATAAGCAGGACAATTGCTAATGAAGCACTCAGTCCTATCATCATTTTCATAAAGTCTCGACCTACTAGTGGAAATACACTTTTGGTCTTTCTTTTGTTTGTAAAACTTGCAATGGCAAACTCACGTCCGGCAAGTAACCCAACAAAGACCCATGTAGTGCTCATTGGAATATCGTTCAGTTCTTTGAAGAACCAAAGCACCAGCCAATAGAACAAGTCAATCAGTGTTGCACTGCGCACATATCTTGTGTTGTGTTTTTCTAGAACGATGTTCTGGATCTTTCCTCCACGCTCTCTAAACATAAACCAAAGGCCGCCTACAAAGATTACACTGATAAGAATCATTAAATCAACTGATAGTTCTCTTGGCAAGAACACTGCGATGTTGGCCATATCATGGCTCAGCCATGTCCACCAAAGTCCTCCTGTGGATACCCATTGTGCAATACGCCACCAACGTTTTTGTCCTTCAGGAACTGGCTTGGTTTCATCTAACAGTCGTGATACAGCAAACCAAATACCATAGGCCGCGGTAGCTGCTACCACATAACCCATCATTGATTTAATCAACATCTTTTCTAATACAAATGTAGATGCGAATGCGCTTAACACTAGAAAACTTGTGCTCACTGGCACTCCGACTCTAGTCAGCACCAGCAACACAGCCGGCGCCATTGCATGATACCATTGCACTTCTTGGAATGGAATTTTATTAAGTCTTCCATAGGAAATATCTCCACCATAGACATACCATCCATACCAAATTGCCCATAATAAAACCGCACTTGCTGCGGCCCACATGACTTTCCAATTAAATCTCTCGTTGTTTGATGCCATCCATGTGCCGAGAGTTTGCACACTATCATTGGCTATAACTGCATATGCAGCGAAAAGGAACCCAACCAGGCTCCATAAAGTGAGTGCTTCCATTTTTTTCTCCTTTGCTTGACGGCTTTACCCCGTCGCTCACAAATGTAGTAATTTAGATACTACAGATCTATTTACTCTTTGTCTATCAAAAACTTTGTAAATGTTTTGTAACATAATAAATAGAAC